TTGCGGCATTCACCGTTGCCAAGCCGGGCGAGCAGGGCAAGAAAGATCAGAAGGCCGACGCCGCCAAGAAGGCATCGGCAGGACGTTTCGGGAAAAGCGCCCCGCCGAGGCTGGCCGTCGACAACACAAGGTGATTTGAATGGAATGGTCCACTGCTTGCCCTGACTGGGAAGAGAGGATCGTTGCCGGCCAATCGCTTGTGCCGATCCCGCCGCTGTTCCCTGATGAAGCTCAGGCTGGGCTCGAAGTCATGCGCCAGTTGCGCATTGTGGACGCCCCAGGCAGTCCGACCATTGGCGAAGCGTGCGCGCCGTGGGTGTCTGATTTCGCAGGCGCCGTGTTCGGCTCATACAACCCCGACACCGGGCGCCGAGAGATCAAAGAATTCGCGCTCGTCATCCCCAAGAAGAACTCGAAGTCGACGATAGCGGCGGCGATCATGCTGACGCTGCTGATTCGTAACTGGCGCCAGTCGGCTGAACTGATCGTGCTGGCCCCGACTATCGAGGTCGCGAACAACGCCTACGCCCCGGCGCGGGATATGGTGAAACACGACGAAGAGCTATCCGACCTGCTGCATGTGCAGGACCACGTTCGCACCATCACGCACCGCGAGACAGGCGCAACGCTCAAGATCGTAGCCGCTGACTCGAATACCGTTGGCGGCAAGAAGGCCAGCTTCATTCTGGTGGATGAAATTCACCTGTTCGGCAGCAGTCCGAACGCAGAGAACATGCTGCGCGAGGCAACGGGCGGCCTGGCATCGCGCCCTGAAGGCTGCATCATCTATCTGACCACGCAGTCGGATAAGCCGCCAGCCGGCGTGTTTCTCCAGAAGCTGCAATATGCGCGCGGCGTGCGCGACGGCCGGATCGACGATAAACGATTCCTTCCGGTGATCTACGAATTCCCGCGGCGCATGATCGAGGCGGGCGAGCACCGAAAGCCCGAGAATTTCCACATCGTCAACCCGAACCTCGGCTACTCGGTAGACCGAGAGTATCTGGTGCGCGAGCTGGCTAAGGCTGAGGAATCCGGCGAAGAGTCGGTGCGCGGATTCCTGTCTAAGTTCCTTAACGTCGAGATCGGACTAGCCCTGCTAAGCAACCGCTGGCCGGGCGCAGAGTTCTGGGAGGCCCAGGCCCGCAAGGCGATCACGCTCGACTACATCATCGAGCGCAGCGAAGTCGTCACCATCGGCATTGACGGCGGTGGCTTGGATGACTTGCTCGGCCTTGCTGTAATCGGCCGCGACCGCGAAACCCGCGAATGGCTTGCCTGGTGTCGGGCATGGGCGCATCCATCGGTTCTGGAGCGCCGCAAGGACATAGCTGCGCAGCTTCACGACTTCGCCCGCTCCGGCGACCTTGTGCTCGTCAAGCGCATCGGCGACGACGTAGACGAAGTGGCTGATATCGTCGAGCAGATCGAGGCCGCTGGCCTGCTGCATCAAGTCGGGCTAGACCCGGCCGGCATCGGCGCGATTCAAGAGGCTATCGCCGTGCGCGACGTGGATCAGGAGAAGCTGGTTGGCGTCAGTCAAGGCTGGCGGCTCGGCGGCTCAATCAAAACCGCAGAACGAAAGTTGGCTGAGGGCGGATTGCTCCACGCTGCTCAGCCAATGATGAACTGGTGCTGCGGAAACGCCCGCGTAGAGCCCAAGGGCAACGCAATCCTTATCACCAAACAGGCCAGTGGCTCGGCAAAGATCGACCCACTGATGGCCTTGTTTAACGCTGTATCGCTGATGGCCCTGAATCCCGCGGCCACTCAGAAGAAATACCAAATGTTTGTGTTGGGATAGGTGGGTGCTGAGAGTAAAATAACGAAACCCCGAGGTGCGCTAACACCGTCGGGGCTTCTAACCAGCAACACGATTGGAGCGTGCGATGGCTGAATACATTCTACCGACTGTTTCTGGTTCCGGGATATACCAGATTCGGAACCTGAATGACGGGAAATGCTACGTAGGTAGCGCAAAGAAATTTCGTCAAAGATGGCTTGAGCATCTGTCGATGCTTCGTCGTGGGAAGCATCACTCACCACATTTGCAGCGGTCATGGGCGAAATACGGCCCGGATTCATTCTGTTTTGAGGTGATCGAGGCATGCGATATAGCCGAATTGGTGGCTAGAGAGCAGATCTACCTAGATTCCATGTCTCCTGCTTACAATGTCTGTCGTGCTGCCGGTAGCAGTCTAGGGCGCATCCTCAGCTCTGATACTAAGGCAAAGATCTCTGCAGCCCATCTTGGAAGAAAGCAGCAAGAGAGATCCTCAGAGTGGAGGCAGAGGATAGGAGTGGCACACGCAGGCAGGCAAAAGAGCCCTGAGCATATGGCTGCCTTCCAAGCTGGTAGAGCGATTCAGGTTTACACAGAGGAGCGCCGTGCAAAGGTCTCATCGTCTCTAGCCTTAAGCTATGCGAGCGGCAAGAGAGAAAGAAAAAAGTCAGAAGCTCACAAGTTTGCAATAGGCCTGGCATTCGCAAAGCTTACTGACGATCAGGTTCGCCAGATACGCAAAATGAAGTTAGAAGGCGCTACTTGCAAGGAGCTGGCTGCTCAATTCGCCTCTAATGCAGGGACGATTTCCGAAATATGCAACAGAAAAAGATACCAATGGGTCGAGTAAATCTCCCCAAATAACTAAGCCCGCTTATGCGGGCTTTTTTTATGGCTGTTCAGAGGCAGTAAGAATGAATACGAACCGGATCTACAGCTCGGTCATCGTAAAGTCGGTCGACGAAGACGCGCGCGAGATCAAGGGGATCGCCAGCACGCCTTCAACCGATCGCTCTGGCGACATTGTTGAGCCTGCAGGAGCTAAGTTCTCTTTGCCCATGCCATTTTTGTGGCAGCACCAACACGACTCTCCTATCGGCAGCATCGTTAGTGCAAAGCAGACGAAAGCAGGAATCGAGATTGTTGCGAAGCTCGTTGCGCCGACTGAGGACATGCCTTCTCAGCTCGTCGCACGCCTCCAAGAGGCCTGGGCCTCCATAAAGTCTGGTCTAGTCCGCGGCCTTTCAATCGGCTTCAGGCCTATGGAGTACGCCTTCATTGATGACGGCGGAATTCGATTCACTAAATACGAAATATTTGAGATTTCTGCCGTCACGATTCCCGCGAATGGTGACGCTTCAATCACTTCCATCAAATCCCTCGATCAGAAGCAGCGCGCCGCGCTTGGCGAAAAGCTGCTTCCGGTTGTTCGTGCTCTACCCGCCGGCGCTTCGGCATCCGTCAACAAATCAATCAAAAATCCGAAGCCCCAGGAGGGCCGAGAAATGAAAACCATCGCTGAACAAATCGCTGAATTCAAGCAAACCCGTCAGGCCAAGTCGGTCGAGATGGAAGGCATCATGACCAAGTCGGCAGAGCAGGGCACCACCCTGGATGCTGAGGAGTCCGAACAGTTCGACACCTTGCAGGCTGAGATCGAGTCGATCGACAAGCACATCTCACGCCTGCTCACCATGCAGAAGGCGCAGGCAGACAATGCCAAGCCTGTGAGCGAAGACCCGCGCGGCGAGAAGTCCCTGGAAATGACCAGTGGCCTGCAAGTTCGCGCCAAGAACACTCAGAAACTGGAGCCTGGCATTGCCTTCGCTCGCGCTGCAAAGTGCCTGGCGCTCGGCCACCTCGAGCATCGCGATGCTATCCAAATCGCCAAGTCGCTTTATGACGGTCAGGAGTCGATCATTGGCGCAACTCAGCGTCTGGTGACAAAGGCTGCTGTTGCACCGGCTACGACCACTGACGCGTCCTGGGCTGGCGCTCTCGTTGGCCCGCAAGGCGACGTTTTCGCAGACTTCATCGAGTATCTGCGCCCGCAAACCCTGCTGGGCCGTTTCGGCCAGGCCGGAATCCCAGATCTGCGCCGCGTTCCTTTCCGTGTTCCCCTGATCGGACAGACTTCTGGCGGTGATGGTTACTGGGTAGGTGAAGGCCAGGCCAAACCGCTGACCAAGTTCGACTTCTCTCGCACCACGCTTGAGCCGCTGAAGGTCGCCAACATCGCAGTTGCCACCATGGAAGTCATTCGTGATTCCAGCCCGGCTGCTGACTTCATCATTCGCGACCAGTTGTCCGCCGCGCTGCGTGAGCGCCTGGACATCGACTTCATCAATCCGGCCAAGGCTGCAGTAGCTGGCGTCTCTCCAGCTTCGATCCTGAACGGTGTTGCCGGTATCCCTTCCAGCGGCAACGATGCTGATGCGATCCGCGCCGACGTACGGGCTCTGTTCATGTCATTCGTGGCTGCCAACAACGCACCGACCTCGGGCGTATGGGTGATGAACTCGGCTGCGGCACTGGCCCTTAGCATGCTGCGCAACCCGCTCGGCCAGAGCGAGTTCCCTGGCATCACCATGAACGGCGGCACTTTCGAGGGCCTGCCGGCCATCGTGTCCGAATACGTGCCTTCCGGCATCGTTGCTCTGGTCAACGCCTCCGACATCTACGTCGGCGACGAAGGCGGTATCGACTTGTCGATGTCAACCGAGGCTTCTCTGCAGATGGACAGCGCGCCGGATAACCCGACCAGCGCTACCACTGTCATGGTCAGCCTGTGGCAGCGCAACCTGGTTGGCTTCCGAGCTGAGCGCTCCATCAACTGGGCTCGCCGCCGCGCTTCCGCAGTGGCTTACCTCACCGGCGTGGCCTGGGGTACGCCTGAAGTCGCAGCTGGCTAAACGAGCCGTTTGGCTCAAGGGGCTGCCTAGCGGCCCCTTCTACGAGACGGCACGGAGAACGACATGAAAGTAGATTTCACACACAAGACAGGCCGAATCCAGCCAATGAGCCGTAGGGATGCAGAAATTCTGCAGCGCCTGGGGCGTGGCACCTACCTGACCCGCGATATGCGAGCAAGCACTTCACTCGTTCCTTCCTCGACGCCTGTCGAGCCGCCGTCCGACGAGCTCGACGCATTGAGCGCTGAAGAACTGCACAAGCTGGCAAAAGAGCGCGGCGTTGAGGTCCACCACCGCGCCGGTGCTGACAAGGTGAAAGAAGCTCTGCGTAAAGCGCAGGAAGGCCAAGAATAGGGATTCTGAAATGAAAACTGCACTGCAAGGCGCTCTGAAAAAAGCGAAGAATCTTGCCGCATACCTCGCGGGCTTCCTTGTCAGCGCGTTTCTCTGGGTGATCCTGTTCTTTCTAGGCGGCGCGGGCTCGATCTCGTTCGGCGTCTACCTGATGTTTGGTGCTGGGCCCGCCTTTGTGGTTACCGGCGTGTTGATGCTTTGCCTTGCCGGAATGATGAAGAGGGCGGTGACCGATGAGTAAGGCAGTCAGCATATTTTCGGCCGCCAAGAGCATGGCAACTGCTCGCGTAGAGAAGGGTATGCAGCCTGCTTCGAGCGGCAACGGCTGGTGGCCTATGATCCGCGAGCCATTCACCGGGGCATGGCAGCGGAACATGGAAGAGCGCGTCGACACGCTCATTCAGTACCCGACGCTATACGCCTGCATTGCCCGGATTGCTCAGGACATTGGAAAGCTGCCGTTTATGATGAAGGCGCGGCAGGCCAGCGGTATTTGGGTAGAGGTCACCGTTGACTCAATCAGCCGAGTCCTACGAAAGCCGAACCACTACCAGACCCACCAGCAGTTCCGTGAGGCCTGGCAGCTTTCCAAGCTAACCCAGGGCAATACCTACGTACTTAAGGAACGCAACAATCGCGGCGTCGTGGTTGCTCTATACATCCTTGATCCAATGCGGGTCATGCCTTTGGTCTCTGAGTCCGGTGAGGTCTTTTATCAACTGTACGTCGATAACCTCAATATGCTTGGCGAAGATCAGGAGATGCTGGTAGCTGCGTCGGAAATTATTCATGACCGCTGTATTTGCCCGTTTCATCCACTGATTGGGCTGCCCCCAATCGCGGCGGCGAACTGGCCTGCTCTGAAAAACATGCGAATCCTGCGCTCATCGGCCGAGTTTTTCGGAAATGGTGCCCAGCCTTCGGGAATTCTGGCTGCGCCGGCCGCTATCAGCGATGACACGGCCAAACGCCTTTCAGCCTATTGGAATGAAAACTTCTCCGGAAAGAACTCGGGCAAGGTTGCGGTGGTTGGCGATGGCTTGAAATTCGAGTCTCTGTCGGCTAAGTCAGTTGATGCCCAGATGGTCGAGCAGCTCCGCTATTCGGATGAGCAGATATGCCAACCGTTTGGTATCCCGCCGTTCAAAGTTGGAATCGGCTCAATTCCGGCCGGCCTAAAGGTCGACGACATCAATCAGCTTTACTACTCCGACGCTCTTCAGGCCTCGATCGAGGCCATGGAGACACTGCTTGATGAAGGGCTGAGCGTTCCTGATCGACACGGAGTCGAGCTGGATCTATGGCCATTGCTGCGGATGGATATGCAGAAGCAGGCAGAGGTAGAGGGCGCGTTGGTGAAAGGGTCGATCAAGAAAATCGACGAGGCCCGCAAGAATTTCGATCTTGCTCCGGTCGAGGGCGGCGATTCGATCTACATGCAGCAGCAGAACTACAGCCTTGCAGCACTTGCGCGTAGAGACGCACAGCCTGACCCGTTCAACCCTGCTGCAACCGAACTCCCTGTCGGACTCATCGAGCCCTCCGACGAAGAAATCAACGAACAGGCCCGCATGCTGGCGTTCCTGATTGAAAAGGAGATGACCAGTGCACAACTTGCGTGAGCTAGAGGCCCAGGCTAAGGCATTGGCGCCGGTATTTTCCAAGCTACTCGAGCAAGCGGGAGCTGCTATCCGAAAAGATTTCAAGCAGCAGCTGGATGAGCGCGATCAGGTGATCAAGTCGCTGAAGCAGGACCTCGAGTCCATGCAGATCGATGAAGATTCCATCGTTCAAAAGCTGCTGAAGGCTATCCCGCCACCGAAGGACGGTGAGCCTGGCGCTGATGCGGACATGGATGCCCTGAAATCCCATCTTGAAGCATTGGTGAAAGCATTGCCGGCGCCTGAAAACGGCAAAAGTGTGACCGTCGATGACCTAAAGCCGCTGATCGCTGAGGAAGTGGCTAAGGCCGTTGCTGCGATCCCTGGACCTGAAAACGGTAAATCGGTTTCGCCCGAAGATGTTCGGGCGATGCTCGATGAAATGGTTGCAGCGGCCGTTAAGTCCATCCCAGAGCCGAAGCCCGGAAAAGATGCCGACATGGAGGCTCTGCGCCTTCATCTGGACAACCTTTTCAAAGGATTCGAGCCACCAAAACCCGCCAGCGCTGAAGAAATTGCCGCTACTTTCGAGCGGCGATTCTCTGACCTGGTGCTTTCTTGGGAGCGTCAGGCGCGCGATACCTTCGACAAGGCCGCTGATCGCATGCCTGTACCGAAAGACGGCGAGGACGGCCGGGATGCTCTGCCGCTGGAGTCGTTTGACCTTTCGCTTTCTGAAGATGGCCGCACGGTGACTGTGAAGCTTCAGGCCGGTGACACGATAATTGAGAGGTCGCTGAAGATCGCAGCTGTGCTGGATCGCGGTGTGTATTCAAGCGAGAAAGCTGCCGGTTACGAGCCTGGCGACGGTGCCACGTACGGCGGTTGCTACTGGATTGCGCAGAAATACGCGCCTGAAGGGGTGCCCGGGAGCTCGGCTGACTGGCGGCTAGCGGTCAAGAAAGGTCGTGACGGCAAAGACCTGCGCGACAGTGCTTCCAAGCATGATCCATCCAAGGGGGTATCGATCAAATGATGCTCGTTACCCTCGAAGAAGCAAGGCTTCACCTTCGCAGTGATACCGAAGACGATGATCCAGATCTGACGCTCAAGATTCACGCTGCAAGCGGCGCGGTTCTCAACTACCTGAAGAAGCCAGCGTTCATTGACGAGACAGGTGCGGCTATAGACGGCGCCGTACCCTTCGAAGTGAAGGCGGCCACGCTGCTAATGCTCGGCTACCTGTACAAAGACCGCGACAACGACGAAGGCAACGAATATCAGCAGGGATATCTGCCCCGGCCGATAACCGCGTTGCTGTACCCGCTCCGTGATCCGGCTCTGGCCTAGGAGGCGACATGGCTATCAAAGCCGGCAAGTTGCGTCACCGCGTTACGCTCCAAGCGCCAGGCCTAACGCAAGACCCGGTTTCTGGCGAGATGGTGCCCGGCTGGGCTGACTGGCCGGTGGCTGGCGCAAAGCATTGGGCTTCAATCGAGCCCTTATCTGCCCGCGACTTCATCGCCGCGCAGGCAAATCAGTCGGAAATCACAGCTCGAATCGTCATTCGCTACCGCGAAGGCATCTTGCCGACGATGAGGATTTTGCACCGCGGCAAGGTTTACGCGATCCAGGGTGTGCTGCCAGACGCTGATTCCGGGCTTGAATACATCACTTTGCCGGTTTCCGAGGGCGTTAAAGATGGCTGATACCGTCGAATTCAGCATAACGGGCCTCGATTCGCTGCTCGGCAAGCTGGATTCGGTGACTGATGACGTCAAGCGCAAGGGTGGGCGCTACGCCCTGCGAAAAGCCGCACAAATTATCGTCGACAAGGCCAAGCAGAACGCTCAGCGCATTGACGATTCAGAGACTGGCCGCAGCATTGCCGAGAATATCGCGATGCGCTGGAACGGGCGGCTGTTCAAGCGAACGGGAAATCTCGGCTTTCGGATTGGCGTGCTCACCGGCTCGATTCGAAACATGCAGCCTGGAAATCCAGATACTGGCGCTGGCGGCGCGACCCCCCACGCTTATCTAGTCGAGCTGGGCACTGAGAAGGCCAGAGCGCAGCCATATTTGCGGCCGGCAATGGATACATCCATGGGCGAAGTCACTGACGAGTTCGTGCGGCAGTACGAGCGCGCAGTTGATAGGGCCCTGAAGCGGGCCGCAAAAAGACAGGCCGCAGGGGGCAGCTAATGTTCGCACCGATATTTGAAAAGGTCGCCGCTGATCCGGCATCGACCGCGCTGCTTGGCACGGCTCCGACGCGGCTATATCCGGCCGGCGAAGCGCCCGAAGGGGTGGCGTATCCCTATGCAACCTGGACACAGATCGGCGGCAGTCCCGAGAACTACATCAGCAACCGCCCAGATATCGACTCTTACGCGATTCAGGTCGATGTGTGGGCGAACACATTGGCTAGCGGTAGAAACGTCGCTACGGCGATCAGAGACGTCATCGAGACGCACGCTCACATAACGCGATGGCGCGGCGAATCACGCGACCCAGACACAGGTTCGTTCCGAATCAGCTTCGTCGCTGACTGGTACGTCCACCGATAAACCGAATCACCCCAAACAACCCGCCAAGTGCGGGTTTTTTTGTACCTCAAGAAACCCGCAACGGAGAAACACAGATGGCTATTTTGTCCCAGGGCTCACAGGTCTTTGCGCTCGCCCCGACTGCCGCTGACCCCGAAGTCTTTGAAGTGCTGGCCATTGCCTGCGCTACTGCATTCACACCGGGCGGCAACCCCGCCGACCAGATCGAAACGACCTGCCTCGAAGAAAATGACCGCTCCTACATGCCCGGCCTTCGCACGCCGGCATCGGCTTCTCTTACAGTCAACTTCGACCCGCGCGAGCCTTCGCACATCCGCATGTTCGAGCTGAGCCAGATGAACCCGGCCCCAACCCTGAAATGGGCGCTTGGCTGGTCTGATGGCACTGATGCGCCGACCCTGAATACCGAGGGCGACGATTTCGAGCTGCCGACAACCCGCACCTGGTACACATTCGAAGGCTATCTGTCCGACGTGCCGTTCGATCTGGCTGCCAACAGCGTCGTGACCTCTGCCGCCGCCATTCAGCGATCCGGCCCCGCAGCTTTGATTCCGAAGGTGTAACCATGCAACTGAGCATTGATTCACTCAAGCAAATGGGCGCCTTCACGGGCGCCCCCGTAGAGCGCGAGATCACTTGGAAGCAGGGCGAGGATGAGCTGACCGCTACCGTTTACGTCCGGCCACTTTCCTACCTGTCTGCGCGCGCTGACCTGGCCGCGCTCACCGGGAAGAGTGACGGTGTTGCCGGCCGTATCGCCGCGTGTATCTGCGATCAGGAAGGCAAGCCAGTCTTTACCCCAGCCGACATCACTGGCGAGGCAGATCCCGAGCGCGGCCCGCTAGACGGCAACCTCACCATGGCGCTGCTCAGCGTAATCGGTGAGGTCAACGGGCTGGGAAAGACGCAGAGCTGACCGACGAAGAGGAAGTGTTCTGCGAGCTGGTCATGAACGGAATCGGGGGGCGGACTATTGCTGAGGCACAGGCAAACCTGAGTCACAGCGAGTTCCTGACCTGGATGAAGTACCGGCAAAAGCGCGGATCGCTCAACCTTGGGATGCGCATAGAGCGCGGTTCAGCTCTCCTGGCAACGCTCTATGCCAACAGCAAATCGAAGAATGGCGGCTACCAGCTGCATGACTTCGCGCCTCATCACGACCAGCCGGTGCTGACGCTGGAGGATCTGCAGAGTTGGGTGTGACCCGCTTCGCATAACCAACCCATACCACGATCACCCAGCCAAGCGCTGGGTGTTTGTGCTGGCTGTTTGGTATAGTCACCTTTTTTAGAGGTGACCAATGCTGAATAAAGCCATTGTCATGGTGACTACGCTGTTGATTGGCGCTCAAGTAGGCGCTGAACCAAGAGAAGTCGTCAAAGAGCAAACATTCGGCAGCTGGCAAGTCCAGCTGCACCAAGATTCATGGGGCGATGAAAAAGGAATAGTTCTGCTGGAATCTGGCGGCAGCTCAATTCATATCAACCCAAAGTTCGGGTTTGTCATTCAGAACTACAAGTTTGACGGCTTGCGCGATAGATGGCCGTACTGCGACGTTACCCAATTCGCATACCGCGTGGATGGCGCGGCACCAAGGAAGACTGGCATGGGCGGAAAGGCCGCAAGAGGTGGTTCGTGTGCGTCTCTCCAGATGCCAGGGTTCATGCTGGACGACATGCGTGGCGGGAAAAGCATGGAGGTCAGGGCTGGTAACGGTAACGTCAAGAAGTCGGTCAGCCTCCAGGGGTTTGCCGAAGCTTGGGACTATGCAGTTTCTTTAAGTGAAAAGCCGCCGCGCGTCGAGACATGGATGCGGCCCTACTAAATATTAACTGTTCAATGAGCCCGCTTCGGCGGGTTTTTTATTGCCCGGAGAAAATTGAATGGCCAGCAAGTCACTGGGCACGCTCACGCTCGATTTGGTTGCTAAGGTCGGAAGCTTCGAAGCTGGAATGGATAAGGCTGCGCGCAAGGCCAAGCGCTCAGGTAAGGAAATGGAAGACTCCGCCGCGAAGGCGGCAAAAGCTTGGAAAACGCTCGGCGGGGTGCTGGGCACCATTGGCGCGGGTGGTGCGCTGCTCAAGGTCGTTGACAATACGAAGCAGCTGGAAATGCAGCAGGCACAGCTTGCCGCCGTGCTGCGATCCACCGGTGAAGCTGCCGGCTATTCTCGCGAGCAGCTGAACGCCATGGCCGCAGCCATGAGTGGCGCGAGCATGTTCAGCACGGGCGATTTTGCCGAAGCGCAAACCACGTTGCTGGCATTCACCGGCATCGTAGGCGATCAGTTCCCCGTGGCGCTGCAGGCTGCCGCAGATATGGCCGCCCGAACAGGCATGACCGTCAAGGCCGCCGCCGAGACAATCGGCCGGGCGCTCGACGTGCCGTCGAAAGGGCTGGGCTCGCTGAGCGACCAGGGCTTTCGCTTCACAGAAGAACAGAAGGACCTCGCCAAGCAGCTGGAAAGCACAGGCCGCACAGCTGAAGCGCAGGCGATCATTCTTGACGCCCTGCAGGGGTCCTACGCAGGTGCTGCGCAAGCGGCCAGGGACACATTTTCCGGCGCGCTGACCGCCCTGCAAAACACCCTGGGCGACTTGGCCGCTGGCGGTGATGGCTCGCTCGACTCTGCGACGGCGGCCATCAACGGTCTGAACGACGCCCTGGCTTCCCCGGCTGCACTCGTAGCGGTGGAGCTTCTGACCGATGCTGCAAAGGTGCTTGCGGCGGTTATAGCTGGAAGGCTTGTTGGCTCCGCTGCGGCGTCTGCGGTGGCCTTTGCCAGCGCCCAGATCCAGGCAGCCCGATATCAGGCGGCCCTGGCTGGCATGGCGGGCGTATCGAAGGCGGCAGCGGTAGGCATTGGCGCTGTCTCGGTCGCGGCGCGCGCGTCTTCGGCAGCCTTTGCCCTAGTCGGCGGCCCGTTTGGCGCTGCGGCCCTGGCAGCTATCGCTATCGGCTCGTTTGCCTTGAGCGGCAGAGAGGCTAAGCAGCCAACCGATGATCTTGCGCGGTCTGTTCGCGAGCTGAGCGCTGCGCAGCGTGAGGTTGCTGCGATTGAGGCGGCAAAGAAAATCGACGAGCTGAGTGCTGCAGCTGCAAACTTGGCAGCCAACCTCGCTTACGCAGAAGAGAATGCCCAGGGCACAGGTAAACGGTCGAAGCGGTTTGCCGACGACGCAGCATACATGCGGGTCGAGCTGGAGAAGACTGGCGCCGAGCTGAAGAAGTACCAAAAGCGCCTCGACGATATTCAGAACTTCAAGCCCGGTACGACCCCTCCCGCTACCGGATCTGCCCCTGCTGACAAAGGCGCGCAGCGGTCTGAGAAAGCCAGGCTAGAGGGCATCGCGCGAGAGATCGAAAGCCTGGAGCGCGCCGCCAAAGTCTGGGGGATGACCGCTGACAAAGTGGCCCTGTACGACCTGGCCACCCAAGGCGCCACCGAGGCGCAGCTGGCACAGGCTGAGGCAGCACTTAAAACCGTAGCGGCATTTGAAGAGCGAAAGGAGCAACAGGAGGCCTACAAAGACCTTCTCGCTGATCTTCGCACCGAAGAAGAACGGCTCACCGACCAGATGCGCGAGCGCCTGGCTGTGCTCGATGCGATGCAGGGCATCGAGCCTGATGAGCGCATGAAGGTTGCCGGCCGGATCGCCGGAGCCGCAACGTCAGATGCCCCAGAGTTTGGCGGCCTTGACGCTTCGGTTGGTGGTCCATTCGGCGAGCTGCTGAAGATCGACGAGGCTGAGGAAAAGCTGCAAGAGTGGTACGACACGCAGCTTGAAATGCTAGAGCAGTTCCGCCAGGACCGCGCCGACCTCTCCGCAGTGTGGGATGAGGAAGAGCTAGCACTGAAGCAGCAGCACGAAGACGAGCTTGCACGAATCGAGCAGGCCCGCCAGATGGCGCAACTGGCATCAGCAGAAAGCATCTTTGGAGACCTGGCAGGACTGACAAAGACCTTTGCCGGCGAGCAGTCAGGGCTCTACAAGGCTATGTTTGCGGTCCAGAAGGCCGCGGCAATCGCTCAATCTGCAGTCGCCATTCAGCAAGGCATAGCGATGGCTGCGGCAAATCCTTGGCCTGCCAACCTAGCCGCGATGGCATCTGTCGCCGCTGCCACTGCCAGTATCGTCTCCAATATCGGCGCCATCGGTATGGCCCACGACGGCATCGACTCTGTGCCGCAGACCGGCACTTGGCTTCTCGAAAAGGGCGAGCGGGTCACCACTGCCGGCACGAGCGCGAAGCTGGACAGGACGCTTGACGAAATCAAAGGAAGAGGCGCCGGCGGTGGTGGCATCACCATACATGCCCCTGTGACGGTAGAAGGCCAGGCGGGCATGAGTGAAGCGGAGGCGAGACAGCAGGGGCAGATAACAGCCGATGCCATCAACGCGGTTGTGATGACGCGAATCGAGAAAGAGTCTCGCCCTGGTGGGCTGCTCTGGAATATGTATGGGGGCGGACGGTAATGGAGACATTTACCCTGTGCGTACAGGTGGCACCATCGAGCGAGGTTGGGTTCAGGGCATTGCGGACCGATTTCGGAGACGGATACACCCAAGAAGCGGGCGACGGTATCAATACTCGCCATGAAAAGTGGTCGGTCGCGGTGAAGGGAAGGATTAGTGGAGTAGTAGGGGAGGCTATGGCATTCCTCGATCGCCATGAAGGCTTCCGCGCATTCGAATGGCAGTCGCCAACCTCTGGCTTGAAAACATTCAAATGTCGCGAGGGTTATTCACTCCAACATGTCGTGTTTGATATCTACACGCTGTCGGCCACCTTCGAGGAGGTCTTTGCATGACGCTCTCGACAGACGTTCAGCGCCTGGAGCCCGGGCAGATCGTGACCCTCTATACCCTCGACGCCGAAGCGATTGGCGCGGAGGTGTACCACTTCCACAGCCATGACGCCGGCCCGATCAGCTTCAAGGGCGTGCAGTACGACCCGTGGCCGCTCGAGGCTAGCGGGTTCGAAATGAGCGGCAGCCGCAACCCTTCGCCGAGCCTGAAGATGGGCAATGTCGGCGGCTTCATCACGGCGCTGTGCCTGGAGTTCGATGACATGGTTGGCGCCAAGCTGACCCGTCGCCGGACGCTGGCAAAGTACCTGGATGGAATGCCCGATGCCGATCCGGATGAGGAGTTTCCGCCGGAAATCTGGTTCATCGAGCAGAAGGTCGGCGAGACATCCGAGGCCGTGGAGTTCGAGCTGGCCAGCGCCATGAACTTCCAGGGTGTTCAGCTGCCGCGCCGGCAGATCATCGCAAACCACTGTCCGTGGCGGTACCGGAGCGCCGAATGCGGCTACACCGGCCCGCCAGTGGCGGATGAGTACGACATCATCACGACGGATGCGGCGCGGGACAAATGCGGCAAGCGGCTGCAGAGCTGCAAGCTGCGGTTCGGGGCGAACAATCCCATCTCGTTTGGGGGGTTCCCTGCAGCAGCCCTCGTTAGGTAAGCCTATCCAGTCCAACAGCCCGCCAAGTGCGGGCTTTTTTGTGGGTGCAGATCATGCGACTACCAGCAGCGGCCAAGCGGCACGCGGAGGCATGTTATCCAGTCGAGTCGTGCGGTCTCGTGGTGGACGGAAAATACCGACCTTGCCGCAACATCGCCTCCACCCCATCCGAGCACTTCGTCATCGATCCGGCCGACTACAAGGCGGCCATGCGCGAGGGAGAGGTTCAGGCCGTGGTGCACAGCCACCCGGACTACCCGGCGCAGCCCAGCGTGGCGGACCGAGTCGCCTGCGAGGAGTCTGGCCTGCCTTGGGCAATCATTCCGGTGGAGCAGGGCAAGGCGGGCAAGCACGTCTGGCTCAAGCCAGAAGGCTGGCAGGCGCCGCTGATCGGCCGAGAGTTCGTGCATGGCGTGCATGACTGCCTGTCCATCGTTCTCGACTTCTACCAGCGCGAAATGGGCGTCGACCTCGGCAACTACGAGCGCGAGGACGGCTGGTGGGATCAGGGGAAGGACTATTACCGGGAGCTGCTACCAAAGGCCGGCTTCCACCCGGTGAGCAACCTGCAGCACGGCGACGTTGTGCTGATGCAGATTCGGTCCCCGGTACCGAACCACGCCGGCATTTATCTCGATTCGGGCGTGCTGGCTTCCGAGCCTGAGCACTACCCGGCCCCGCAATCAATCCTCCATCACCTCTACGGGCGCGACTCAAAGCGCGACCCGTATGGCGGCTATTGGCTGGAAAAGACAGTGAGTATTTGGCGCCATGAAACTCAAGACAATCAGGCTGTACGGAAAGCTGGGGGCTAAGTTCGGTCGCGTTCACCGCCTGGCCGTAGCGAATGCCGCCGAAGCAGTCCGCGCGCTGTGCGTGATGCTGCCTGGCTTCGAGAGCCACATGTCCAATGCGCCGGGTGGATACGCGGTGTTCTACGGCCGCGAGAATGTCGGGCATGAAGCGCTCGGGCACCCAGCGGGGCGCGATGACATCCGAATCGCGCCGATCCCTGCCGGCGCCAAACAGGGCGGGATATTCCAAGTTGTGGTCGGCACCGTGCTCATCGTCGCAGGCTTCTTTACGGGCGGATCAACCTGGGGCCCGGCAATGATGATGGCAGGCGCTGCAATGGCAATCGGCGGGGCGGTGATGATGCTCTCTCCGCAGCCAAGCGCGGCAGAGTCGGCCGACTCGGCCAACAACCGTTCCAGTTACGCATTCAACGGCCCGGTAAACACCGAGGCCCAAGGCAACCCTGTGCCGCTGCTCTACGGCGAGTTGATCGTAGGGTCTGCGGTGATTTCTGGCGGCGTTTACGTTGAGGACCGGGCATGACAGCAATGATCAAGGGCGCAAAGGGCGGCAGCGACAAGCCGCGCACACCGAAGGAGTCGCCCGATAGTCTGGTCAGCATCGCCTATGCCCGCCTGATCGACCTCATCTCCGAGGGCGAAATCTACGGGCTTGTCAACGGCTCGGCGTCCATCTACCTGGACGAGACTCCGGCATCGACCAGCGGCGGCTCGTCCTTCAGCGGCTTTAGCTGGGAGCAACGTACCGGCAGCCAGGATCAGCCTTACCTGGCCGGCTTCCCGCAGGTCGAAAACGAAATCAGCATCGGCGTTGAGCTGCAGGCCTCTGCGCCATGGATTCGCTCGGTCACCAACCCAGACCTTTCCGCGGTGCGCATCAACTTCGCCGTGCCGCGCCTGGTTAAACAAAACGCAAGCAACGGCGATACCACCGGTTACCGCGTCGAGTACGCCATCGACGTAGCGGTCGGCATGGCCGCCTACCAAGAGGTGCTCAAGGGCGCCTTTGATGGAAAGACTTCGGGCGGCTATGAGCGCTCGGTGCGCATCGATCTTCCGGCAGGCGCCGGCGGCTGGCGCGTACGCGTGCGGCGCCTGACCCCGAATAGCACGACGTCAACCATCGCAGATACGGTCAACATCAAGTCGTTCACCGAGATCATCGACGCCAAGTTCCGCTATCCGAACTCGGCAATCGTTGGCGTCTCGTTCGATGCAGAAACATTCGGCGGATCGGTGCCGCGCCGGGGCTACCATGCCCGCGGCCGGATCATTCGCGTGCCGAGCAACTATAGCCCGGAAACTCGCACCTACACCGGCATCTGGGACGGCACGTTCCAACTGGCGTACAGCAACAACCCGGCGTGGGTGTACTACGACCTGCTGCTGCATCCTCGCTATGGCCTGGGTGACCGCATCGATGCAAGCCAGGTGGACAAGTGGGGGCTGTACCAGATCGGTCAGTACTGCGATCAGCTGGTCAGCGACGGCCAGGGAGGTATGGAGCCGCGCTTCGTCTGCAACCTCTACCTGCAGAAGCGCGCTGATGCCTACAAGGCGCTGCAGGACATCGCTGCAGTGTTCCGCGGTATCACATACTGGGGCGCCGGTCAGGCGATCGTCTCGGCCGACATGCCGGCTGACCCGGTCTACACTTACACCAACGCCAACGTCAAAAACGGCAAGTTCAGCTACAAGGGCAGCAAGCGCAGCACACGCTACAGCGCCGTTCTGGTGGGCTGGAACGACCCGTCCGACATGTACCGCCAGAAGGTCGAGTACGTACAGGATGACGACGCTATTGCGCGTTTCGGTGTTCAGACTACCGAGATCACGGCGCTCGGCTGTACGTCGCAGGGACAGGCGCAGCGCGCCGGCCGCTGGGCGCTGCTGACCAACCTGCTCGAGACTGAAACGGTCACGTTCTCTGTCGGGCTTGATGGTATCCGTGCACGTCCAGGCCAAATCATTCGAGTGGCTGACAATGCACGAGCAGGGCGCCGGATTGGCGGCCGGCTGAGCGCTGCAACGGCAACCGTCATCACCGTGGACAAGGTCGAAGGTGTCCAGAGCGGCGACGAGCTGACATGCATTCTGCCGAGCGGCGTCGCGCAGACCCGCAGCATCGTCGCGGTAGACGGGCATCAGCTGACCGTCGCGCCTGCATTCGACGCGGCACCTGTCGCGCAGAGCGTGTGGGCGTGGGAATCGACCAGCCTGGCAGCCCAGCGCTACCGGATTGTCAGCATCGCCGAGTCTGGTCCGCTGGAATATGCCATCACGGCGAGTAAGTACGTCGAGGGCAAGCACGCCGCGGTCGACAGCGGGGCAATCATCAGCCAGCGCCCGATCACGGCAATCCCTTCCAGCGTGCAGGCTGCTCCGACGAACATCCGCGCCATCAGCGACTGGATGATCGAGCAGACCATGGCCGTCACCACAATGACGATCCTCTGGGATGCTGCGCCCGGCGCCACCCGCTATGACGTGGAGTGGAAGCGCGGTGACGGGGCTTGGGTCTACGGGGGGCGCGTTGGCGGCACGGAGCTTGACGTGGTCGGTATCTACGCCGGCACCTACCAGATCCGCGTCCGCGCACTGAACAGCCTGGATGTGACGAGCCCTTGGGGCTACAGCGAGGCGATCGAGTTGGCCGGCAAGGCAGGAACACCACCTGCCGTGGCGTTCCTGAATGCCGCGCCAGAGGTTTTCGGTATCCGCCTTGAGTGGGGCTTCCCAGCTGGGGCAGAGGACACGCTGCGCACTGAGATTCAGTATGGATCGGCGCAAAGCGAGCAGGACGCGCTGCATCTCGGCGACTACGCCTATCCGGCCAACACGCACACCATGACCGGCCTGGCAGCTGGCGTGACGTTCTGGTTCAGAGCTCGCCTGATCGATAGGACCGGAAACGTTGGCCCGTGGTCTGGTTGGGCGATGGGGCAGTCCAGCGCTGACGCGACGGCGATCCTCGAGTACATCACTGGCCAGATCACCGAAACCCAGCTCGGCGAAAACCTGCTGGAGCGAATCGATCTGATCGACGGCGACGGCCCTGGGTCGGTGAATGAGCGCATCAACGAGGCGGTAGCCGACGCAGTCGACGCACTGGCCTACGATCCGGACGCAACCTATGCCGAGGGCGATACCGTGCGTGGCGGCCCGAATGGGCGCCGGCTGTACCAGGCGCTGCAGTCCGTCCCGGTCAATACGCCTCCGCCGAACTCAACCTATTGGCTGGACATTGGGCAGGCGGTTGAAACCGCTAACGGCCTGGCCGCCCAGGTTCAGCAGCACACTGTTGCGATTAGCGATATCGACGGGAAGGTAACCTCGCAGGCGTCGTCTTTAGAGGCGCTTCAGGCTACCTACCGAGACGATGACGGAGAGGGTGAGCTGGCGGATGCGCTGCGGGGCGCCGAAGCAACTGCCATGTTCGCGCAAGAGGTGCGCACCCGCGCAAGCGAGGACTACGCGCTTGTCGAGCGGATCACCCAGCTGAAAGCCACAGTGGACGACGAGATCGGCGCTTCCATTACCGAGATCGAGCGCGTCATTGCTGATGAGTTTAGTGCTGTAGCTCAGACGACACAGCAGCTGCAGTCTTCGGTTGGGCAGAACTCGGCGGCTATTCAAACTACGCAACAAACAGTTGCCGATTTGAATGGCGATCTTTCCGCGATGTACTCGGTGAAGCTGCAGCTGACCCAGGACGGCAAGTACTACGCCGCCGGCATGGGGCTTGGTATCGAGAACACGCCGGAGGGCATGCAATCGCAGGTGCTGTTCCAGGCAGATCGGTTTGCAGTGATCAACACCGCTAATGGCGTTATCAGCACGCCGTTCGTGGTTCAGGGCGGTCAGGTGTTCATCAACTCGGCCGTGATCGGTGACGCCTCTATCACGATGGCAAAAATCTCTGATGCTCTGCAGTCGACCAACTACGTGGCTGGTCAGTCCGGATGGCGTCTGGATAAGTCCGGAGCGTTCGAGATCAACGGCAGCGTAGCCGGGCAGGGGCGCATGCAGCTCACGAACCGGGCCTTGAAGTTCTGGGACGGTAACGACGTGCTGCGCATTCAGGCGGGGGATTTGACGGCATGATCGGAGGGCTTAGAACCTGGGACGCGCAAGCGCGGCTAACGCTGGACACGTCGACGTTTACCTATCAGATCGTGGCGAATGTGCTGGTGAACTTCGCCTCGACCACATTGGTAAACATCCCAATCACTGGCAACGCCACCAACCATTGTGCGGTTGTGCTGGCGTTGACCGGCACCGCCGACACCGCGTTTATGCCCCACATTGCCGTGCAAACGAACAATGTGCAGGTGACGCGCTATCACCCAAGCTCGCCCAGCGCGAGCGATACCCGCATCACGGCGCGTATTCTGGTGATGCGGTTTCGCCCTTCTGGCGGCGCCGCAGGGCCTTCGGGCTCCTATGGCTTCCTGGCGATCAATGATTATGGTTATGTGCAGATCGACGCCGAGACTCCGCGACTGTCGGTGCTGAGCAGTGGCACCTATCAGGGCACATCCATGAAGGTGACGGTGAGTTTTCCGAGCCCGATCACCACCCAAGAGCCGCCTTGCGTGTTTATCCGCCCGTCAACTTCGAGCGGCACGGAACTGTATTACGCCATGTCGATCCTCGGCAACCCTGGCGGATGGACTGGGTTTAGCATCAGTACGCGCAACGTGGCATATCTGCCCAGCGGCAAGTGGTTTGCTGCTGTGTTCGCGCCAACGGCTTCTGCAACGTACGGGCTCAGAATCTGGGACAGTTCAGCTGTACGAGTTTATGACTCTGGTGCAGCGCCAGCCGTTGTTACAAACGTAGTTCAGAGTTGGACTTACATTGGCGCAGTGTCCGGCACTCTTGCTGGCCATTACTACTGGCGAGCGCCATACAGCGTTGCAGAAGATGAGTACGTGATGATCAATCCGTTCACGCTTCCGGCGCTTTCCGCTACTTCGCCGTCCGCCTCGCCTACATCGATCAGCCTGAATTACAGCCAGAATTACGCAGAGATTTATCAGCAAGGGATGGTCTGAAGTAGCCATGCATTTCCGGCTGACTTCAGCCTCCGCCGATTTTGAAAGCGGCAAACCGATCAAAAACGATCAGATAACCAGCTCATTTCGGTGTTTCTAGCCGCCGAGAACACCTCGCGGCGGCCATTTCCTGCATTACAGGCGCACCTCTCCTGCATTGGTCAGCAAATGTCGGCGTGCCATCCACAGGTTCGACAACGCGAACAGCGTCACCAGTTGCGCAGTATTCTTGGCCAAGCCACGGAAGCGCGTCTTCACATAACCGAACTGCCGCTTGATCACCCGAAACGGGTGCTCAACCTTGGCCCGTACCTGAGCCTTGGATTTCTCGATCTTGCGTCTGGCTTTGTACAGCGCGCTGCTCTTGCCCAGCTTTTTGTAAGTGCTGCGCCGTGCTGCCACCTGCCAAATCACTTCGCGGCCATCATGCTCGGCACGCTTCTCGACGCCGGTATAACCCGCATCGGCGCAGACCACGTTTTCCTCGCCATGCAGCAACTTGTCGACCTGGGTGACGTCCGCCACGTTAGCCGCCGTACCTACCACGCTATGCACCAGGCCCGATTCGTCATCGACGCCGATGTGGGCCTTCATGCCAAAGTAATACTGGTTGCCCTTCTTGGTCTGGTGCATCTCTGGGTCGCGCTTGCCGTCTTTGTTCTTGGTCGAACTCGGCGCATTGATCAGCGTGGCATCGACGATGGTGCCTTGGCGCAGCGACAGGCCACGGTCACCCAGGTAGCCATTGATCACGGCCAGGATGCCAGCAGCCAGTTCGTGTTTCTCCAGCAGGCGACGGAAGTTGAGGATGGTGGTTTCGTCGGGGATACGCTCCAGGCTCAGCCCCGCGAACTGCCGCAGGATGGTGGTCTCGTACAGTGCCTCCTCCATCGCTGGATCGCTATAACCGAACCAGTTTTGCATTAGATGAACCCGCAGCATTGCCATCAACGGGTACGCCGGACGGCCACCTTCACCCTTGGGGTAATGCGGCTCGATCAGGGCAATCAACCCCTTCCACGGCACCACCCGATCCATCTCGATCAGGAACAGCTCTTTGCGGGTCTGCTTGCGCTTGCCGGCGTACTCGGCATCGGCGAAGGTCATCTGCTTCATCAGAAAACTCGGTGGGTGGCGTTCGGCTATTTTGCCAAAATCAGGAAGTCTTTTTCAGACTGTCCCAAGGTCCTGGCGGCACGGTTTTTACTACTAAGGGGAATGTTCCGGCAGTGTTTGCGCGGCTGTTCATCGCCTGATTCAAAAACTTTGCAACTTACGACCCGCCTAGTGCGGGTTTTTTATTGCCCAAATAAAGGAAATGCCAATGTGGTATTCGGCAGGAACAGTGGCCGTCACGGCCAATAGTGCGACAGTCACCGGGACCGGAACTGCATTCAGTGCGAACGCTCGCGTTGGTGACGCGTTCCGTGGCCCGGATGGCCGCTGGTACGAAGTGACGAATATCGCCAGCGCGACGGTGCTGTCGATTAAGCCCAGCTATCAGGGCGCAACCGCAAGCGGGCAGGCATACGCCATCGCGCCGATGCAGGGCTACGTCAAGGAGTCGGCTGACCGGCTCCGGCAGTTCGTCGATCAGTACGGTTCGGTATTGGCAGCTATTCAGCCTTGGGCTACGTCTGCAACGGCAGCAGCGGCCCGCGAAGCGCTCGGCGCCAACGACGCGGCAAACTTAACCTCCGGCACACTGCCAGACGCTAGGGTTTCGAGCACGCTCACAGCCGACAAGGCGTTCCGCCGCGGCAACATCCTCGGCACCGTCTCCCAGTCTGGCGGCGTGCCTACAGGCGCAATCATCGAGCGCGGCAGCAATGCGAACGGGGAGTATGTGCGGTTTGCGGATGGGACGCAGATATGTCGCCTAGATACGAGGTTTACTGGAGGGTCTGTGGTTAGCTACCTCGACTGGACTTATCCGGCGACTTTTTTAACTGCCCCATTCGTCGACGCTCAAGTCGAACTTGGCCTGGGCACCGATCCGACCCTATTTGGTAGAAGCCTCACCTATCAGCACCGGCAACAAAACTATGCCCGCATCCAATACAAATCGCCAAGCACCGTCACGGCTGCTCTGGTTGCCATCGGCCGCTGGTACTAAGGAGCACCCATGCACATCACCCTGTCCCCCGTCCGCCTGGACGAAACCCTGACCGCCTACCGCTTAGGAGACGTGCTGACCCTGAACGGCGAGGCCTTCGACTTCGGCCCGCTACCTGATGGCGCCACGCTGCCGGCCGAGGCGATTGATTCGGAGTGGATCGTCGGCCCCGTGTCGCGCATTGACGGCGAGCTGCACCTGACCCTGCGCCTGCCGCACGGGCCGAACCCAAGCCAGGCCGTGGCATTCCCTGAGCCGATCCATGTGACCGAGGACGGCCCTATCGCGCTGCCGTTTGATCCTGAACCGGAGCCTGAACTGTTTGAAGAACCTGCCGAAGAAGGGGCGTCCGTATGACCATCAACTGGAGCCAACTGAAAACCGCGGAACAGAAGGCAGCGGAGGCAGAAGCAGCCGAGCGAAAGCGCGTCAACGCAGAATCTAGGGCGTATCTTTTGTCTACCGACTGGTATGTGGTCCGCATGCAGGAGACTGGCGTGCCCATACCGGACGACATCCTGCTTGCCCGCCAGGCTGCAAGGGATCACGTGGTGGATTAAGGGTAAGCCCTATTCAAGTCCATCTAATAGCCCCGCCAGTCGGGGTTTTTTTACGCCTGAAGGATTTCCCATGACCCTCTCAGAACTACGGGAGCGAGCCATAGCGCCCGCTCTCGCGCTGCTGCCTGCGCGGATGTCGAGCCGAGAGGCTGAGATCATGTTGCTGGCTATCGGCCTGCAGGAAAGCCGGTTCGTCCACCGGCGCCAGATGGGCAACGGCCCGGCCCGGTCATTCTGGCAGGGTGAGCTCGGCGGCGGGATGGTGGCCGGCGTTCGCACGCATGAAGCCACCAAAGCCCATGCCGCTGTGATGTACCGTGCGCGTGGCGTTGCGCCGGACAACCGATCCATCTGGAATGCCATCGAGCATGACGATGTGCTCGCCGCTGGGCTGGCTCGCCTTCTGCTGTGGAGCGATCCTGGCCGGCTCCCGAGTGCTGATGACGTGGACGGTGGCTGGAAGCTCTACCTGAAGACGTGGCGCCCTGGCGCATACGATCGCGGCACGGCCGAGCAGCGCGCGGAACTGCGCGCCAAGTGGGGCCGGAACTACGCCGCAGCCGTGCGTGAGGTGATGCGATGACCGCCTGGCTGAAGTTCGTGCCCGGCTGGGCCTGGTGGGTGGTTGCTCTGGCTGTTGTGGCCGGCGGGCAGCAGATCCGGGTGGTGTCGGCTCAGTCTGTGGCCTCGAAGGCGCAGGCCGATTTGGCCGACTACCGCACCGAAGTCAGCGAGCGCGACCGCCGCGCTGCGCTGTTCGTGATTCAGGAAAACCAGCGGCGCCAAGCCGAAACGGAGAAGGCAGATGCAGAGGCACAGGAACAACTGGCTGCAGCGCGTATCGATGCTCATCGCGCTGGCAGTGCTCTTGAACGCCTGCAGCAGCGCCTCGCAGCGGCTGAGCAACGCAGTCGTGACGCCGGCAATGCCATCACTGCCCAGCTCAGCCAGGCAGCCGAAGACGCCGCCCGAGTGCGAGCCGACGTGTTCGGCCGGGTTGGAGAGGCTGCTCAACTCTATGCTGGAGTCGCCGACGAGCGGGGAATAGCCGGTACTGCCTGCGAGAAATCGTATGAGGCTGTGAAGGGGAATTGAGATTGCCCGGACGGGCTGAGATGGATAGCAAAAAAGGTTGCTGAAATGTTGCTGAAACCCCGACTAACCGGGACATATTTTCAGCAACTTTCAACAACCTTTTCTGCTGTAGCCCAGTGTTTCCGGGCCTTATTTGGTGGAGCCGGGGGGATTTGAACCCCCGTCCTGTTGGCGTATTTGCTGGGCTGTAGCGGGTTGGTTGCTGAAATGTTGCTGAAACGGCTATTCGTGCGACTCTATCAAGCCGATATTGACTCTTTGAAATGGGCAGTCTTCTTCGTCATAGACCCACACTCTTTGAGTAACCTTGTAATACCGTTCCCCGCTAAGTCGGATTTCGTCCCCGACCATAGGCACATGATCAATTGTGCGCTTGGCGATCATCCCTTTTTCTTCATGGATGAAGTGCGCAGACACTGCGTGGCTGCTAATCCGTATCATGCTGACTCCTCATTAGGGATCTGAACCGGCGTCCCGAACAGCTCGGCCGCCTTGCTGCCGGACGTGTCGCCATCGTTCGGAATGTACCGGCCATAGACGCGGGCGATCATCACCCAACTGCTGTGGCCCATCTGTTTTGCTACCCACATCGGATGCTCGCCGGCAGAGAGCATCATCGATGCATAAGTGTGCCGGGTCTGGTACGGGTTCCGGTAGCGGACCTTCGCTTTGCGGATGGTCGGAATCCAGAATGACTTCCGGATAGCCTGGTCGCCATCGAAGGGTTTGCCGTATCGCGGATCATGGAAGACCTGCCCGCCTACTATATAGGTGTGCGCCTTCTGCGCTTCCAGCGCGGCCAGCGCCATCGGCAGTAGCTTCACATCCCGCAACCCCGCCGCCGTCTTCGGCAGCTCCGCTTCCTTGGCCGCCTTGGTCAGTCCTCGCGATATCCGCGCCTCCCCCCGCAGCCAATCAATATCCCCCCATTCCAGCGCCACTAGTTCCGACGTGCGAAGCCCGGTCCAGAAAGCGAACTGCAACAGGTTCCGGTATTGCCCGGTCGCTGCTGCCAGGATCGCGGCCTGTTCTTCTTTCGTGAACGGGTCGATCTCGTCTTCCGCCTTTGGCTTTCCCTTCACTGAGTAGGTCCAGCCGGCCAGCGGGTTCGCCTCGATCAGCTCATCATCGACCGCATCATTGAGCGCCGACCGCAGGCAGCTTTGGACGTTGGCAAGCCGCTTGTTCGAGGCGTCCATCTTCGTGAGCTCATCTCGCACCATCTTGCGCGTGAGCGTCACCAGCGGCGCATGGCCCAGCCTCGGCACCAATACGCCACTGATGATCTTGCGGTAGCCGTCCAGAGTCGACGCCTTCAGATGCGCCTCCTTTCGGGCCAGCCACTTGTCGAGATAGTCGGAGAGGGGAATCAACCCGGTCTGGTGTCCGTGCTTTACAGCGCGCTTTGACTTGGGGAAAGTCGCTGCGTAGTCGAAGGTGCCGTGGAAGATGGCAAGCTCTACCGCTGCCTTGTGCTTCTCGGCACGCTTCAGATTAGCGGGGCTGGGCTCAAGTGGGAGACGCTCGCGACACTGCGCCCCTTCGTACATGAAACTGATTTCAATGCTGGAGGCCGACGCGCGCCGGACTCCATTCCGCTTTCCACCCATGCTTCGTACCCTTCCACGCTGATCAGCACATGGCCGTCTGGTGCCTTGATCCAGATTTCACCCAAGGGCCAGACTCCTTTGGAGAGCTTGGACCGGATTGCGTGCTCAGTGTAGCCGGTTGCCTCTGAGAATTTCTTGATGGTCTGATATCGGGCCATCGTCACCCCTCCAATTCCCGGCAGCCGCAGTAACTGCAGCGCTTGCCGATGACATCCTTCACGCACACGTTCGTGCGCTCGCCTTCTTCCTCTATCCAGACTTCCATGCGGATTCGCTGCATGTCCGATCTGGCGAGGATTTCAAACTGGCGTTTCTGCTCCTGCTCCGGCAGGCGCTTGAATGATTGCCACAGGCTCATGCTCACCCCCTCACCGTTACGCCGGATGCTTCGATGGCGGCGCGTACGGCGCCTGCTTTATATCCAAATTCCTTGATGCCGTGGATTGGCTCAGGCAGCTCAATCACCAACTCAGCCCGCGATGCCAGCCACACGTTCCGCATCTGGTCTTTCACGTCCTCGAACAGCCTGTTGAACGGCTGGCGGTCCCACCACGCATCGAACTCTTCCCGCGCCTTGTCTGTGTGCTGCATGTCTATCTCCTGCTGCGTGCGGGGTTAGGCGAGGTCCGCAACCGAGAAGACGATGCCGCGGCAATACGGCTCGCCATCCTCGACAACTTCGAATGTCGCGTGCGGGATATCGGTCTTGTAGGTCCAGCTGTAGCCTGGCTCTGCGCACCACAGCGCTTCGATTGTGCGGGCTGGCTTCCTGCGGGCAACGAAGTCGGCGATTGCCTCGTCGTCGTCATCATCAATCTGATCCCGGTCGAGAACGCCCTTTGCATCGATCAGTACATGGCCCCCGTTGTAACAGCCCACTTCATCGCTGAATGCCCCCTCGAACTCCATCAAGTCGTCACTTGCACCGAAAACGATTACCAGGCCGGCAGCTTTTGCCTGCTCAATGGTGTGGCCAGTGATGCTCCGGTGCGCTGGGTACTCAATGCCGCTCAGTTGAGACGCTAATTCTTCTTTGTTCATGGCGTGCCAATCCTCCCCGCCGACTCTCGCCGGCAGGCTGTGTGTTTGGGTGGGGTTAGGGGGTTATGCGCCGGCTCGGCGATCAAGCCAGTCGGCAACCTCGACGCAGGCTTGGGCAAGTTCGCGAAGCTCGCCGCTGTCGTAGTAGGTCTTGACGTGATCACCGCACTCATCGACGGTCATGCCCTTCATCTCTCTGCTTTCAGCTCGAACTGTAGGACCGAAGTTTCCGAGAAGCTTCATCCATGCCTTTGCCGACTCGCTGATATCTCTTTCGAATTCGAACGACATATCACGCCTCCTTCGCAGCCATGGCTCGTGCATTTCTGCGCCTGCTCGCAACCCTTGGCAGCCTCACACCCGGCCGGCGATTCTTCAGTGCGCTGTAGATGGATCGCTCGCTGTGGCCGAGGATCGAGCAAGCCTCGGACGCCATAGCGCCGCCAAGCCGAAGCGCGCAGTAGTCGTCCAGCACCTTGTCGGTGATCTTGATCTGCGGGCGGCCTCGGCGTGGGAATGCGCGAGACGGCGGCCATGGGCATTCCAGCCCGCGCCGGGCCAGCCACTTGCGCAGGTCGCTCGACGTTGCGTAGCCGATCTGGTGCGCGGCCTGCTCGATGCTGATGCCGAGCGCGTGCAATCGAATGGCTGCCTTGCCTACCGTCTCCCGGGTGTCGGCGAAGTAGTCGTCTGAGATGGTCATTCCACTGCCTCCAGTGCCTTAGCCGGGTAAATCTGCACGCTGCCTTTATGCGCCGCGCTCTCGACTGCATAGCCCTCTGGTGTCAGTTCCGTGGAGTAGGTGCCGCAGATATGGCCAACCCACTCGCTACCGCTGGACTTCTTCACGAGGTCGCCCATGCGGAACTTGCCTTGCGGGGCGGTCTGCGCGGGGCGGGTTAGTGCGGCAAGCAGCTGCTTTTCAATCCGCAAGTGCTGCGCGACGGTCATAAGGCGCTCGCCTGCTTCCAGCGACCTATATGGAATAAAAGAGCGTCCGTCATAAATGGCGGAGATATCTGGAATCTCGACCTCAAACGTTTTCCGCTCATCCTGCGCCGTGGCTTGCTCTACTGCCGCCTGCCCATCCCTGAACCCCTGCTCTGCGGCTGTGGCCATGTCGACGGCGGTGTAGGTGTCGGTGGGCTCGCCCTGATGGGATAGTGCGGCGTCGATTTCATCCAGCGCCTTCTGCTGCTGATGGGCATGAAGGCCGGTAAGCGTCCAGCCCATGCCGTTCCATACGCGGCCCTGCTCGATGCGGTAGCGGGCGTTTTTGAGGCCGTTCCGAAAGCTTTCGATCTCAGCGAGCAATGCTTTCCGTGTGGCCTCTGCGGCATCCATGTACTCGTTCTTGTGCTGGCGAAGCCGCTCAACCTCACTCTTCCGATGCCTGGCGCCGTCGTGCCGGCCCTTGTCATAGCCCGACTGCCAGCTGTTCGCGTCGGATTGCAGAACCTTGACCTGCTCGCGCAAAGCCTCAATCTCCGCCTTCGCAGCCTCCAGCTCAGCGCCGAGGCTCGTCAGTTCTTTCAGCTCGCTCTGTGTCATGTCCTTTGTCCTGTGTTGGTGGGCGGCAGCGGAAACAGGCGCATTGGCCGATCCGCTTGCCGTCCGTGCGGCAGAAGATTGGTGCGTTCATTTGTGGGTAGCAGTCAGGATCACGACGGCAGTGCTCGTGCCGGCGAACTCGTTGTCGTAGATGCGGGAATAGTCGTGCGCGAAGCCCGGCAGCAGCTCCTTGCCTTTGGCGCTGGCTGGGAGGATTGCCACAAGGCGCCCGTCCGGCTTAAGCAGGGCTGCGGCTGCCCCTAGGTGTGCTTGCCAGCGGCCTTCGCTGAATGGCGGGTTCATCACGATGCGGTCTGCCTTGGGCTGGCCTGGTGCCCACTTCAGGAAGTCGGCCTCGATTACGCTGTGCCCCTTGGCGCGCAGGATCTCGCAATGCAGCGGGCTGATCTCGACGCAGGTCGTTTGCAGCTGTGGCAGATGGTCGGCAATGCCACCCTGGCCTGCGCTTGGCTCAAGCACGCCGTGGTGCGGTTCGATCTGTGCCAACTCAACCGCCGCCAGCGCGATGTTCTCCGGGGTCGGGTAGAACTGGTGCGATTTCTGGTCAGGGATGCAGCCAGAGCACACTACGGCGTCCAGCACCTCGGTCGGGTTGTAATCGAACTGCCAGTAGTGGCCTACCTTTGCGGCGCCCAGCGCCTGCAATACCTTCTCAGCTTCTGCCATAGCCGCCTTGTCGTGCTGCCCGTAGTCGAAGCGCATCGCGTTCGTCACTTCCTTGTAACGCTCTGGCCAGCCGTCCAGCTTTTCGCTGACTTGGCGCATCCCGGCGAGCAGGTCAACCACGGCGAACGGTAGCGGCCTGTCGAACAACTCAAAGTCCTTGAGCTTCTTGGTCCGTTTCGGCTTCGTCCGCAGCTCAGCCGGTATAGCCGTCGGGTGAAGGTTGGCCAAGATGGCGTTGAGGCGCCACGCCATGTCCGGGTGAACTTCAAGGTGAGCCGTTGCCACGCCACCGTAGACGCGAATCCTCAGCGCTCCGCCGTCAACCGACATCCACTGCCCATTCTGCCGGCTGGCCGCCTTGATCACGGGGTCGGTAGAGCCATGCTTTGGCTCGTCGCGCCCCATGAACTTTGCGATGACGCACCGCAGGTCGTTGATATGCCCGGCCGTCCCGTAGCTGAACACGCCCTGGATGATCATGCGCTTGCCGAAGCCCTGTGGCTGGTTGGTCACGTGCTGCCGGCTCAGCGCCCGGAAGATCCCATCCACGCGCTCAGCCAGGAACTGTGAGCGACTGTGCAGCAGACTGGTCAGCGTTGACCGCACCGTCTCCTCCTCAAACTCAGGCAGGGCCGGAAGCTCAGTCTCTCCGCTGTACTTGCTGGCCTTGCGCCCCTCGGGGTTGCGGATTTGCTCGTGCCATTCTTCTCGGCGCTTCTGTGGCATGTAGTCCATCACGTCCGTCATGCGCAGCGCTCGGCTCCAGTAGTCGGCGCTGAGCTGAGCAATCGCGCCCTCGACGCGGAACAGGGCCTCGACCGTGGTAGGCATACTGTGCCGCTGCTCCCGCACGTTGCCTTCGACGAAATAGTGCAGAGCTGATGCGTTCTGGCCGTCACGCACAGCCTCGGCCAGCGCCTCGATGTTGCTGCGCGCCGCGTTGTATTGGCCGATCAGGCCGTCAACCAGATCGGCAGACATTGGGGCGAAGAACTCGGAAACGTCCTCGACCAGCTCGCCGTCCAGATGTTTGGCTACTGCTGTCATTTCTTCCGCCTCCCGTGCGTTGTGGCCGTCCAGCCGGCGCTGGCTACCTGGTTGCCGTGGTCAGCTATGAGGCTGTCGATCAGGGCACCCATGTAGGCGACTAGGCCGCTGACTGTTTCGCCACGGGCGGTAGCGCTGTGGGTGTGCTTCTCGCCGTTCGGCAGTACGAACCACGCGCTGGCGTTCCAGTCGGAAGGGCGCCGGGGCTCAGTGCCGCGAACAACTGGCCGCGACACTCGGTTGTCGATTGAATAGAGCGTCACGATGCAGCTCATGGCGTGATCCCGTCCTCTGCCATGATCCGGCGCACTGATCGCTCAGCTATGCCGATGCGCTCGGCGATGATCCGCGGCGAGACGCCAATCTTCAGCATGGCGCTGATGCGTTCTGAGCTGCGCTGGCGCTCGCGGGATCGCTGCTCGACTAGCTTCGAGCGGGCCTTGTCCTTGTCGGCCTGCTTCTTCTCCGGGCAGCTGATGCGATACGGCACGCGCTTGTCGTCGGTGCGGATCGGCAGAGTTTGTACGGGGCCGTTCGTGGCCTCCCATACCGCCACCTTGGCGGCGATGTGCGCGCGCAGCAGTTCGCCCTGCGCTATGGCATGGTTGTCTATGAGCATTGGGATGTACCGGGAGGAGGGCGCGCTGGGCGCCCGGGGTGGATCAGGCTGCGGCGCGCTGCTTCATGGTGAAGTCGCGATGCAGTTTCGAGTGACACGAGACGCACAGCCAGACAACCGAAAGCGGTTTGTCGTAGTCGACGTGGTGTCCGTGTAGACGGTCTGTGCTGAAGCATCCGGGAGCCATGCAGCACGGAGACTTCCATAACCGCTTGTCCCTGACAGCGTTATCAACCGTCCATGCTGCGGCTCTTTTCCCAGGATTCCGCTGGGTGTAGGCCTGCTGTGCGGCTTTTATGCGGGCCTTGCCGCTCTCGGTTTGCTGATAGTTCCTTCTGGCTTCGATTCGGTGTGGCAGGTTTGCTCTGCGGCGCTCGTACTCGCGATACGCTTCACGGTTCCGTGCGTAATTCGCGCGCACGGCTGCCTTGCGACATTCCTTGCAGGAGTTGTCGCGGGCATAAAAGTCGGTATCTGCTTTCTGATCGCCGCACTTAGCACAGTGCTTCATGCGGCGCTCCTGAAGGGCTTATGCCCCGGCGAGGTGATGCAGCGGGAGGAACGGGATATCGTCAATGAATGAATCTGGCGGTGCTGACTGCTGGCTAGGCTGCGGCTGAGCTTGCTGGCGTGGAGCCGGTTGCTGCCGCGCCGCATCCTTCTCCGGCCAGTCGATGATCTCGGTGCCTTGGCCGACATGAATCTCGGTCGTGTATCGCTTGATCCCGTCCTTCTCGTACTCGCGGGTTTTCATCTTTCCGCACACCAGGATGCGCTTGCCTTTGTGCAGCCACTCGCCCAGGAATTCGGCTGTCTTGCCGAAAGCTACGCAGCGGACCCATTCGGTTTGCTCGACCTTCTGCCCGGTCTGCTTGTCCTTGTAGCTATCGTCGACCGCGATGCTAAAGTTCGCGACCGCCGTGCCGTTCGGCATGACGCGCGTTTCGATTTCGTTCCCAAGCCGGCCAATGCCGCGCCATTCGTTCAGGTTGCTCATGCCGCCTTACTCCTCAGTTTCTGTTCGTATTGGTCGACCAGCAGCTTGAACTGCCAGAGGTCTGCTTCCAGCTGCTCGATGTAGTCATCGTCGCGCTTGAACTCTTGCCACCAGAGCTGGCGTCCTACCGGCTCAAGGGCGGGGCAGTACATGCCGACATGCCACCACTTGCGGCCGGTGATCCACATGCAGCCCTGGACCTGATCCATGATCCCGCTGGCGTCGTTGTCGATATGGAAGCTGCGGAGCTTTTCGGGGGCGAGGAAGCACTTGTATTCCGATCCGCCGTCCTCTCCGATGAAGCCGTCTGCGCTGGCACCGAATGCCCCATCGTCTGTGGTCACGAAGCCCGCGCGCTGAACGACTAGGCCGGTCTGAATCTCGTGCTCCATGCGGGCCATTGGCTCGAGCTCATGGCCGCGCTTCATGTGCCAAGTCTCGAACCCGTTATCCAGCGGCGTCTGGCTGATACGCTCAACCGCAAGGCCGAACGCATAGTTCAAGGCTGCCTCTGATGGCTCGCCAACTGATTCGCCGGCCAGCGCCCTCTGCACGGCCTCAGCCTTCGGCGCGGCTTTGTAACCGGCCTCCTGGCGGGCCTCCGGTTCGCTGCGGCCGGCCAGTAGCGCGGCAACATAGGTACGCTGCTGCTCTGTCAGCCCGTTAACCCTGGAGCGGGCAACAGTGAACATGCTCGCCGTTATGCATCCTGCGCGGGCCTGATGCCAGTCAACGCTCCCTTGTTCGCATTCGATGAGGATCATGCGAGCTCTCCTTCAAGTGGCTCTGGCGATTGCTGGATGGCTTTCAGCGCTTCGCCTCGCTTCGTCACGGCAGCCTTGATCGCGTCGTAAGCCGCCATATCGTTGGCCTGCTTCGTCTCGGCTACCGCGCTCTGCCATGTTCCGGCCAGCGCCTCGGTGGTTTCGGCAAGCGTGACGCGCTCAATCCATTTCGCGGCGAGACCAGGGTCATTGACCGGCTTGTCGCTGAACTGAATGCCTTCGTTGCCGTCGGTGTTCAGGTAGTGAATGGCCTGCTCCAGGCGCTCAGTCTTCGGCCAGAACTTATAGGCGCGCTTTACGCACGTCTTTTTCGCCATCTCGCCGGGGTCTGTCACCCAGGGGCACGACTTCTGTTTCGAGATCCACGCCTTCCATGCGCTGGATCGGTCGCGGATGGCGTTAACCTCATCCATGCTCATCGTCTCGGTGAGGTAGTCGCCATCGGCCGTCTTGACCACGACGTAAACCCCGACGACCTCGCCGCGATCCTTGGCGAACGGGTTGTATGCATGGGTTGGCGGCTTGTCGAAGCCATTCAGGGCGAAGTTGTCGCCAGAGTAGACGAGCTCCGATTGAGCCCAGCGGATAGCGCCGGTCGCCATCGCTAGATCCATCAGCCCGATATAGCTGATGTCGAGGCAGATTTTCCCGTCTCGCGGCACCAGATAGGCCTGCTTCTTAGCGGGGTTCAGGCTGATGCCGATAGCAGCGATGTTGATGACTGCGTTCACGACTGACTGCCGGTTGCCAAGTGCCAGCTTCGTGCTGTAGTCGCTGGCCGTTATCACCTGAATGGCAAATCCGGCCTCGCGCTCAAAGTTAAGGGAACGGTCTGTAAGCACTTGAGCGAAGGAATCGCGGGTGCTGTAGATGTCCTGCGTGATTGTTGCAACAGCGTTGCTCACAGGGGCTCCTCGGCCGCGTCTCGCGCAGCCTGTCAGTAGGTTTGGTTATCCGAAGAAGTATTGAATCGCCGCCTCACCGATGAGGCCGAGAACCAGCGCCGCGGCCGGTACTGAGAAGATCCAGATGACCCACCACGCCGCTGCGAATGAGTGGCCTGTGGGGGTGTCGTCGTAGTCGATGGTTTCTGTTCTCATAACGGAGCCCCGTTGGTGATTCGATCTGCAAGGCCGTGAGCGAGAGCCCAGCCTGTGAGTAGTGCAAGGGTCACTGCGAAGCCCCGCCACCATGCGTAGCGAAGTGATCGTTGTCTTTGGCTAGCCATCACATTGCCCTCCCGATCGCTGCCGCAGCGCGGACGATGGCGCGGCGGGTTGCATTAGCCGCATCGCCATCTCGGCATCTTTCTCTGATGAAGTCGTCTAGCTCTCCAGAAAATACGTCGACGCCGTATAGGTTGATGGCGATGTCAAGCCTCAGCTCAACAGCCAGTCGCAGCGCTTCGCCATCATCGTGCAGGGGGTTGAAGAAACCTTTCTCTGCAGGCCAGTTGCAAGACTTCCGATAGAAGTAACTGCCGCTGTCATGCCACTCAACGTCCTCGCCAGCCGCTTTGGCCGCCATCTCCAACAGTTCGCGGTCATCCATCACACACCCCCCAATAACGCCACGTAGGCGAGAGTTCCGATGAGCGACCCAGCTACGGTGATGCCTAGGGCGCCGGCCAGCTCCTTGAGTACGTAGGCGTTCATGGCTTATCTCCCTTGAACAGTTCTGGATGCAACTGGCGGGCGGGGCCGGCGAGCCAGGGGCGGCGAATTACAACTTCAATTCCGAATACCCACAGGGTCACAGCGTTCGCGACCCTGAACTTCATGAATCGAGGCCGTCGCAGCGAGAAGCACCGGACGTTGATGCTTACCCAGCTAGCTTTTGGCAGGCCTGGGTGGCGCACGTGAGCGTCATGCTTCAGGTTATGAATATTCATGGCTGCTCTCCTTGCAGGGAGGCGCGGTGATAGGCCATTACCTCAGCCAGGCCGTCGTTGATCGGCTTGATTTCACGGTCGAAGAACGCTTGAGCGTCTACCTCGTCATCAGGCGGCAGCTCACCTGGGCCTGCCAGGCTGTTGTAGATCCAGCGCATTCCTTCTTCATCGCCGCGCTGATCCGAGTCGATGACGGCGGCTTTCATGGCTAGCAGGTAGCGGCCGAACAGCAAATCCAATTCCTTGATTCGCATCCCTGCTCGCTCGGCGCCCTTCTTCAGCGCCTCGGCCTCAGCTCGGAGCTGGTTGACCTTCTCCATTTCAGCGATGCACACGCGCTGCTGACTATCTCGGTCCTCCCGCAGCCGATCCCGCTCGGCGAGAAGGGCGTCGCGCTCGGCGCGGAGATCCAGCATCTCCCGAGTTTCGGTCTGCTGGTGCATCTTGTAGAGGTCGCGCAGGGTCTCGTTTTCAGCGAGAAGGGCGTCGTAGTCCTCGCCGAGCACTACCGGTACCGTGTGCACGTCTGTCTCGCAATTCGTCATCGGTGTGTATGCAGGGCTATCGCTTTGCAGCACCGGAACAGCTCCGGGCATGATGAAAAACAGCTTCACTTCCTTGCTCATGCCGCCACTCCTCTAATCTCTTGCCAGCGCTGATCGGCCAGCTGGTGAATAACCGCCGTGAAGATGCGGTACTGTTCATCGGCTATCAGGTCGCAGGCGTAGGCCATTTCGATCATGCCGGTGGCGTAGCTCTCGTCGGGGCGGGGGTAGTGCGAGGCGGGCATTCGCTGAATCTCGCGCTCGATTAGCTCAAGCGCCTTGCGTTGTGCGTGGCTCATGCTGCCTCCCGGCGTCGTGCGTCGATCTCTGCCCAAAGCAGTTCTTCAATCCGCTCCGCGTGCTCATCGGCAACCGCTGCGCAGCCATTACGGCCTAGCTCCGTTTGGTTTCCGTCCTCGTCAAAGACGGTCCCGCTGGTGATGGTGAACTCCAGCTCGCTATAGCCGTAGTAGTCATCTGCGCTGTCCCGGCATCGATAGTCAGGTTCAACGACTGCGCAATGGGTCACTTCAACGGAGAGGAGGTATTCATCTAGGTCGATCTCGAATTTCATCGTTGAATCCTCGCGGAAACGCTGTCATCCGGGCACGGCTGTTCGCGGCGCCCTGTGGGTCCGTAGTGCTTCATGGTGGATACCTCGGTTGCCCGGATGGGCGGTGGAAGGGTGATGCGATGCATCGGGGAGCGGCCTGTGCGGACTTGAACCGCCTCTCACTGGTTACACCAGTCGCATATCTCACGCAGGATCGGTATCTAGAATTTCCCCTGCGCCCCTTTTGCTAGCATCTCCTAGATGCTTTCAGGCCGCTCCCCGATGCAGGCTCGTTACGTGAGCCATTCGGCCTGCTACCGATTCCCGGCAGGCGCTAGGCAGGAGTTGTCTTCCGTGACGCCGGATCGGCTCCAGCTGATGGTCGTTACTGAATGCTCTTGGCCCAGATGCAGACAGGACCGCATTCGGTTTCGTGCATGGATAGGGCGAACCAGCCTTCACCTACCGGCTTCGCTGGCTCCCAGTGCAGGAAGCTGCCGCATCCGTCGTTGAAGTAAGGGTCTGTATCGGTGTCGACTTCGTATTCCATTTCGTTGACCTGGAATACGAGGTTGTTATCAGCGAACCATGCCCGTATCTCTTCGCGGGTTGCGCCCTCATCCCAGTCGGGGAAGTCTGGATGAGTCCACTGGCCGCATTCGTCGCGCTTTACTGGCGCTGCTTGAATCGTCATTTCAATCTCCTTGCGCCAGTGGCGCTATCTGAATTCATGGCGCTACCAGCACCGGGCGCCGTACGGTTATCACAGGCCCGTTAGGGTCTGGTCTGGCTGGTTCAGGCGGGGGTTATTTGGTGCGGGTTAATCTTCCGGATAGAGATCGTACTTGCGGCAAATCTCGTCCATGTCCTGTCGGGCTCGAAACTCACTAAATCCGTCACCATCGACGCCGACCTGATATATGTGCTTCATGCCCTGCAGGATTTGGCAGCCATCTGCGCGAACTGCCTCAATCGTTTTCCAGTCCTCCGGCTCGACATCCTGCTCGCCGTAACAGCTTCGATCGAACCAGTAGTAAGCGTCGCAAGGGTGTGCCTTGCGCGCTGTTCGTATCTCGTCGCGTAGCAATGGCATCACTCACCTCCTTTCCAATTCCTTCGCCACCACTCCCACCCCCACAGCGCTGCTAGTACGCAGATGAGGAGGAGGGCTTGGGGTAGGGTTAGCATGGGGCGCTCGGGGGCGGCGGGAGTGGCTGCCAGTGCGATATATCCACTCGGACGCGCTGTTCATTCGTGAAGAAGCTGTTGTGCTGTGTTACCACGCTCTGCCATCCGCCGCCTTCGTGCCAAGGCTCAAACCCAAGCACGCATTCGTCCTCAGGAGGCAGGCGCTCGCTCACGCTTATCCATTCGCTCATCTCACCCTCCTATGTGCTGATGGGTGCCCGCTGCAGCCTGTAGCCAAGATGCTGGGTGGGTTGTCTTCCCGCTGGCCACTCTTGCGAATGGCCAGAAGTGAATGTTCCGTGAACTGCTAAGGAATCCTTAGCAGTTCGTTTAATCGGGCTCTTCCGCAGGATTTGAACCTGGGTAAGGTCCTTGCCCCACCATGTACAGGCATCGTTCTTCTATGCCGAACTGGCGCTGTGTTTGTGGGTGAATGACGGTCATGACGCCGCCGCCAGCCTTGCCTATAAGGGCGTGCTCTTCAGCTAGCTTTGCGATGGCAGCGAATGCTTCTTCTCGGGTCATGGTCAGCTCCGAATGTCTACTAGACGGCGAAATGTCTAAGCCGCTAGACATTTCGTGCCGGCTGATCCAGTGACGCAGCCATTTCTTCAGCCGCTTGGCGCACCATCTTCTCGACCTGCTCAACAACGGCTGGCACGCGAAGCTTGAAAGCTGTCACTGCATCGCTCATTTGACGGCCATTTGACTCAGCGATGATTTTCAACGCGTCCATGGTGGACGCAAGGAAGAAAGTCTCTGATTTCAATAGGGTTTTGACTGTTGCGTTCATTTGACTGTCCTCTAATTCGTCACGCCGCTGAACTCCCAAGGAATCCTCAGTAGTTCCTTCCGGTTGTCTTCCCGGATGCCACTGTTGCCAATGGCATCGAGGAAATCGGTGTTTCTGGCCTCCGTTACTTGCCACGGTGGGCTGGGCTGAACTGTCAAGGAAACCTTGGCAGTTCGATCTCGTTGCGCGCTATGCCGCCAGTTGCGCCTCATCAAGACGCTGCACGCGGGTCAGCGTCTGCTGCCGTGGTGCGTCTGGGCGGCGCATAGGCTGCATCGGTGTCGAGTGTCCGCCGCCTACCAATAACGCCAGCACCAGCGGGGCGATGATTCCCCGGCGCATGGCTTCCAGGCAGAGGCCGCGAGTGGTGCGCTGGTTGCCCAGCTTGAAACGGGCGTCGTCGAGCTGCTGCTTGACGGTGTAATGGCTGCAGTCCATCAGCCGGGCGATTTCCTTTGCCGTCTTGTCTGTTGCTGCCCAGAGAACGGCCAGCAACTGGCGCGGTGCCAGGCCTTCGCCAAGGCGTCCTTGCCAACCATCAATTTGGATTGTGTCCATCGTGGTTCTCCTTGCTTTGGGTCTTGCTGCTTTCCCAATGCCCGCTGTCTCCAACGGGCATCAGTGAAAACTTGGTGTCTCGGCCTGATTTCCGCTGGCGGGCGGTGCGCATTGCGTGCGGGTCATTCACTCGGCTCGGGATGTCCCTTGATCAGCCGTCTCAGTTCGCCCCGAATCACAGGGGTCGCCGTCGCGTTGGCAGATGTTTTCCTCAGCATCTGTCTGATCACCGGTCGCCGCAGAGGCAATGCGTTCTGCTGTTGATGATGTCCACCTGACTTTCTGTCGCCCCACAGGTGGTGGCCGGGGCTGCCTCGCCGGTTGCCCGGCTAGCTGTTCATGGCGCGAGTTGTAAAAGAGCTTTCGGGTTGCCCCGAGGCCTCTCGGCCTGTCGTCGCTGTGTTTCGCTTCGATGGGTGAGAATTTAGAGAACTAAACAAAAAGCGTCAACAAGTTTTTAAAGAAAACTTAACAGCGAGCCAAAAAAGAAGCCCGCGCAAGGGCGGGCTGGGGTGTCAGCGTTCTGATCCGGTCCAGATTACGTGCACGCTTCCATCTGGCCTTCGGCGCATGGTCACGTTGTCTGCCTGTTCGATCTCTTCGAGAAGGCGCTCCCAGTCTTCAGGGCGATCATTCGGGCCTGGTCGGAGATTGGCTTGGCGCTCGCGCTGCGCGGTGGGGGCTGCTAGGGCCAGGTTCACGCGCCGCACCAAGCGGCTATAGGTCGATGCCTGGCAGTGGTGCGTGATGGCGTGAGGTTGCATCCGATTCATCGTGGTCCTCCTTACTACTGGATATCCACACAGTAATTGTGAGGGTTTCACCGGGCAAGAGGAAACATGGTGGCCGGTTGCCACATGTAAAGAACTGGCTCAGACCTAAGTAGGAGAGGGGTGCGGCAGATACAAAAAGCCCCGCGGGGTGCGGGGCTTGTTGGCTAAGACGCTAGGTCTATCTCGTCATGGTAAGCCTTCACGACGTACAGGACAGGTTTGTCATCCACCACTTCGACAGAGACATCAACGATAAAGGCCTTGTGGTATATCTGCGCCTCTGCGATGACCATGCGCTCCTTCAGCTCTGGCGAAGCAAACATCACCTTAACGGGATCGGGGTAAATGCTTTCGACTCTGGCTTTGTCGCCTGACTTTGCCTTGGCGTCGCCGCGCGTCTGATACCAGCGCAGCGCAACCATCTTGTGCTCTCCTCCAGGCAGCGGCTTGGATGGCTCAAGGAAACGCCGGAAGTGATTCTGCGCTGCGTTGGCCTCGGTTGAACCTATGTTCAGCGTGAAGTTGATAGTCCCGTTGTTCTCAACTGTTCCAATGTTCATCTGGGCACCCTGGTCGCGCGCTACTGGTTCCAGGATTTTGACCATGTCTTTCATAGTCCTGGCGTCGTCCGCCATTCTGGGCTTTTCCTCGGTTTTTCCCAAGGCCCAGTCGAAAATTGTCTTCAAGTAATCGCTGTATTCGAGCACCGTTTTCGCTGCGTCGAACAGCGGCAGAGCCCCTACAACGAATGGCTCCAGCACGCTAACGATGCTTCCCGGCCGGAGCTGGTGCACAAACATTTGTGTGCATTCGGCATCGGCTGGAGAGTGAAACGCGGAAAGATAACGGGTGTATTCGCTGGATAACGCTTCAAGGCTCTGCGCGTATACGGAAGCGAGAACCGGTCGCCTGTTGTCGATGACGAAAGCCATCTGTGTGTTGCTACCCGTGTCGTCCTTGATTACTTCGCTCATGTGACGGTTCGCTCCCTCAAACCCTAACCTTGCTCGGCGCCACGATGTGGCCGACATAGTGCATCTGCTCGATCTGTTCCATTGGAATCGTGCGCCGGCTGTATGCGGGGTTTAGCGACATCACGCTGACCTCTACGTCGTTGGCGTACAGCAGCTCCTTGAGCATGCATTCGCCGTCGACTAGCCGGATCATCACGTACTCACCCGGCACAAGCCTTCCGTTTGGCTCACAGACCGCGATCCAGCCCGAACGGATAGCAGGAGCCATCGAATCGCCGCGCAGGCGCAGGGCGTAGGCGCCAGGGTCTTTGGATGGCACGTCAACGACGCCTTCCCCTTCATCCAGGGCATACCAATATCCCTCTGCGCCCATCTGCGCGGTCCCGACGATAGGGATAGCACGATACGGGCTGACGATTGGCGGGCCTTGCTCGACGTTGCCGGCGTCATTCATATCCAGCCATGGCTTGTCCAGGCTCAGGCCTTCGGGAACGGGCGCGCCCTCACCCGTAGCGAGCCAGTGAGCAGAGCAGCGGAGCGCCTTGGCGAGCGCCATTAGGTTCTCGCCGCTCAGTTTGTTCACGCCGGTCTTCCAGAAAGTGATCGTCGTTCTTGAGACGTTGATCCGCTTGGCCAGATCGCTCTGAGTCAGGCCGGTTTCCTTCAGACGCTGAGTCAATCGGTCTTTGAATTCCATGTTTAGGATTCTAAAGGCTTACGTTGTTTAGATTCCTTGCCTTTGCGTGTTAAGATGCCTAAACTGACCGCACAAATAGCGGAGAGCTGAAATGACATTCGACGAAGCATTGGCGTTCTTTGGCTCGGGTCGAGCCATTGGAGATGCGCTTGGTGTCAGCGGCGGCCGAGTTTCCCAGTGCCGTGCAGCAGGAGGTTTTTCCTACCCGATGCAGTGCGTTCTTGAGAAAGAGTCTCGCCGGAAGTTGATCGCCAAGCGTGAAGACGAGCCGGGTAGTTCTGCGGCAGTTGCATAAGAGACATCCCTGTCAGTGGTTTCCATGGTTCCCATCTTAGGGCCAGCGGATCTGACAGGTAAGCGAAGCGGGGAGGGTGTTGGTTTATCCAGTACCCGGAACTGCAGGCAACAAAAAGCCCGCCGGGCAAGGGCGGGCTCTCAACAGCGGTACAACTGAAGTGGAGAAGATTATGCGCCAACAAGACTTCCACCGCAACACCATCGACCAGCAGCGTGCAAGCGCCGTTATCGCCGGCCCATGGCCTAGCTACTCCGCGCTTAAGCATCTTCCTGAGCGTGAGCGCTGGGTGCTCTACGGATCAGCCAAGGCCTACCGAGAAGCCCTTGAATGCCAGGGGATCAAGATGGCCGAAAGCTACGACGAGTTCATCAAGCGCGTCACTGACGAGCTGGAGATCTGAGCATGAATTTCTATCCATTCCATCCCGGCGATTACATGCTCCGCACTGCTCACCTTGATCTCATCGAAGACTTGGCCTACCGCCGCCTTCTGGACCTGTACTACATCAACGAGCAGCCTCTTCAAGGCGAGCCGGATGCAATCGCACGCGTTATCCGCATGCGCTCCAACGTGACCGAGGTTGCTGCTGTACTGGGCGAGTTCTTCACTCAGACCGAGGCAGGCTGGCAGCACAGCCATTGCGATCAGGTCATTGGCCAGTACCAGGCGAAAGCCAAGCAGGCAGCGGAGAATGGCAAGCGCGGTGGCCGTCCTCGTAAAGCAGACGCTACCCCAGAGCAAAGCCAAAATAACCCAGAAGAAACCCAGCCGGTTATTTCCTCTAACCCAGAAGAAAGCGGATCGAAAACTAACCAAGAACCAATAACCAATAACCAAAACCAAGTAGATCAAGAGCATGTCGCCGCTGAAGCGCCGACCGCTGCACTGGACGAGAAGGCTACTGGTGCTGATCAACCCAAGCGGGCTAAGCGCCTGGCAGCAGACTGGACGCTTCCCGCTGAGTACTTGGCATGGGCTCTGTCCGACCGCCCTGAGTTCACTGAGGCGCTGGTCGCTCGTGAGGCTGAGAAGTTCGCTGATCACTGGCACGCAGCATCCGGCAAGGGCGCGGCGAAGCTGGATTGGTTTGCCACCTGGCGCAACTGGGTTCGCAATGCCCGCCTGCCGAACAACGTCCGCCCGATCCAGCAATCGCGATTCACCAACCTGCCGCCGGTGAACGCCGACGAGATCCGCGCCAAGACCGAAGAGAACAAGCGCCTGGGGGTTCGTCGTGCGAACTTCTAACTTCGGCGCTACGCCACGGATCAAGTCTCGCCCGCAGCAGTGTGAGCTGCACGGCGAGTACCAGCGGACCCTGATCGAATCATTCGACGGCGAACACTGCGTCAGTGGTTGCCCTCGCTGCCGCTTCGACGCCATCCACGGCACTGACGAGGCGGCCCGCGCCGCCGCGGTTGAGGCCAAGCAGTGGGAGGAGGTGAACGCCGCCCTGTTCGCTACCGGCATTGCCGCAAGGTTCCGCCGTTGCTCGCTGGACAACTACCGCACTCCGCTGGCCGGCCAGAAAGCCGCGCTCGATGAGTGCCGCGCCTATGTCGACCAGTTTCAGGAGAACTACGACGCCGGCCGCTGCCTGCTGCTGCTGGGCAACTTCGGCAACGGCAAGACGCACCTCGGCTGCGCGGTGCTCAAGGCGGTTGTTCGTGAGCATGGGGCAAAGGCGCTGTACGTGCCTGCCGCTGACATCATCGCCGCGATCAAGTCCAGCTTCGGCCGTGATTCAGACGTGACCGAGCAGGCGATCTTTTCGGAACTGGCCAGCGCCGACCTGCTGTTGATCGATGAGATCGGCGCGCAAGGCGGAACCGAGTTCGAGCGCCAGGCGCTGCACACGATCATCGATGCCCGCTACCGGAACATGTTTCCAACCATCGTCACTTCGAACCTGCCAAGCGCTGAGCTGGCGGCATACATCGGCGACCGCGCGCTTGACCGGCTGCGCGAGAACGGGGGGCTGGCTGTGATTTTTGATTGGGATTCAGCGCGCGGGGGTGACGTATGAGCCGCGAACTGTACAGCGTCGAGGCCGAATGGGGCGTGCTTGGCGCGATGATGCTCGACCCGAACCTGTTTGACGCGATCAGCGGCAAGGTCGTGGCGGCGGACTTCTACGAGATCGAAAACGCTGCGCTGTATCAGGCAATTCTGGACTGTCATGCCGCCGGCGAGCCGATTGACCCGGTGACCGTTGGCGTTTTCCGTCCGGAACTGCCGTCTGGTGACTCCACTATTGCCTATGCCGGCCAGGTAGCAGCGTCCACCTACAGCACGGCGAACTGGGAGGCCTATGCCAAGACTGTGCGCGAGCGCGCCGTTCTGCGCCGCCTGGTCGAAGCGGCCAATGCCGTCACCGATCTGGCCACTGAGGAAAAGCCCCTGGCCGAGATCATCGCCAGCGCTCAACAGGCAATGGCTGATCTGCGCGACCTCGAGGACGGCAAGGCGGACTACAAGCGAATCGACGAGATTCTGCTGAAGAACATTGACGCGACCGATGCCAAGTTCAACGGCAAGCAGGACCTGGGCTTTACCACCGGCCTGCCGGATCTGGACAAGCTGACCCGCCGCATTCGTCCGCGCACCGTCACCGTAGTGGCTGGCCTGCCGGGTAGTGGGAAAACCACCCTTGGCCTGCAAATCGTCCAGAACATCGCCATGTCGGGCGCCGGCGTTGGCCTCGTGTTCAGCATGGAAATGCCAGAGCAGGAACTGGGTCAGCGCGTGATTGCATCGCTTGGCTCGGTTGACATTGCTCGCCTGGATAGCGGCGTCGACATGCGCGACACCGACTGGATGGGGATGACCGCCGCCGTAGCTAAAGCCAAGGACAAGCCGCTGTATATCTGCGATCAGCCGGGCCTGACGCCGGCGCGCGTCCGATCCATTGCGCGACAGGTTCAGCGCGCGCATGGCCTGGACATTGTGATGGTCGATTACCTGGGCCTGATGCAGGGCGACAGCAAAGGCCGCAGCCGCACCGAAGAGGTCGGCAAGATCAGCAAGGCCATGCTGAACCTGTCCAAAGAGCTTGGGATTCCCGTAATCCTCCTTTCCCAGCTCAACCGCGATTCCACCAAGCGCGTAGGCAAAAAGCCTGTTTCGGCTGACCTGCGTGACTCCGGAGAAATCGAAGCCGACGCCCACTGCATCCTCATGGTTCATCGCGACATGGACACCGAGGAAGGCCAGAACGGCGTCACCGAAATCATTATGACCAAGTGCCGCCATGCGCCGGTTGGATCGTGCCTGCTCCAGCAGCAAGGCCAGTTCGCTCGGTTCGTTAGCTTCGCCGGCGCGCGCGAAGTCAGCCAGGAAGAAGTCGAGATGGGGCGCTTCCGTAGCCGCTCCGCTATGGGGGATTTTGCATGAGCACTCTTCACGAAATGGCCGAAGCCTTCGAGCAGGCCCGCACAGCTCCCGATGTAACAGACCGCGCCTCTGGCCTAGAGGAGGCAGACCGCATCGGTGGCGTGGCGATGGTGCGGGAGCGGCTGCAGGGGCAGGGCGCTGAGGAATGCGAGGAATGCGGCATCGATATCCCCGAGGCGCGCCGTCGTGCTGCGCCGTGGGCGGTGTGCTGCGTTGAGTGCCAGAGTCTGCGCGAGGGTCGCCGTCATGGCTGATAAGATCCGCGTCTCGCATATCGGCGAGCTCTCGCAAGTAAACGCCGCCATCCGCGGCAAGGGCTTCCCTTGCACGGTGACCATCACCGGCGCCAGTCGATCGCTCCCGCAGAACGCGCTGTTTCATAAGTGGTGCGAGGAGATTGCCCGGTTTTTCGTGAGCATGGGCAAGACGACCTTTGCCACCGGTGCCCCCATGGACCGGGACAACGTTAAGCGCAACCTGAAGCAGACCTTCCTCGGCGAGCAGCTGGTCCAGGACATCAACCTGAAGACCGGCGAGATCACCGACCGCTACGAGCTCAAGCACACCAGCGAGCTCGACAAGGGAGAGATGAACGCCTTTATGACCTGCATCGACGCCTGGGCTACCGAGCACGGCATCTACCTGCCGCACCCGGAGGATTCCGAGTACATGCGGATGAAGATCGAGTTCGGGGAGGCCGCAGCATGAAGGGTAAGAAAGCCCCATCAGCCGAGCAGAAGCGCTACCACGACCTGCTGGCCCAGCGCATCGGCTGTATTGCCTGCCAGAAGGACGGCCGATTCAACCCATCCGTGAGCATCCATCACGTCGACGGCCGAACCAAGCCTGATGCGCACTGGATGGTGCTCGGTCTCTGCGCCGGCCATCACCAAGACGGCTACGGCGCGCCGGGCCTCATCGCTGTTCACCCATTCAAGGCCCGCTTCGAGCTTGCCTACGGGAAGCAGGAAACACTAATCCGCGACTGCGCCCTGCAGTTGCTTGATATGGGCCTGACGCTGCCGGCGCGGGTCATGGAATTGATCGGACTGGAGCAGGCGGCATGACTATCGAACAGACCCTAGCAGAGCGCGGCAACCGTTACGGCGACTTCACCGACCACGCCCGTATCTGCCAGAACCTGAAGCGCGCCATGTGCGCCGAGGCTGGCTGGGAACGCCTCAACGACGTGCAAAAGCAGTCGCTCGAGGTCATCGCAGACAAGGTGGGTCGCATCCTCTCCGGCGACCCGAATTACGCCGACAACTGGCACGACATTCAGGGCTACGCGAAGTTGGCCGAGGACCGATTGCCGTCTGACTTCGGCCAGCAGAACACCCTGGATTACCGCACGGATGCCGAGAAGGCGGAACTGGCATGAAGATCAGCGCAATCGATTTACAGGCGAGGCTAGGCGATGAAGTGCTCTGCGGCGAGGCGTGGATTAACAGCGGAAGGCCTGACTGCCAAGGCCAATGCGGAAGCGCTTGCTCTCGTAATCGCGGACAAGATGCGCGCCCGGTGCAAGCCCATGGGGCTGCCGAAGTGGCGCCAGTGGGTATCGGCCGAGCTGTCGAGGATGAGCCCGCTGCTCCGGTCGATGGTGCGCGTTGCGCTGGAAGCGAAGGCGAGGGGGAGTAGATGAGCAAGCCAGAAGACACGCTAGCCCTTCACCTTCGCGCGGAAGGCATCGAAGCCATCCGAGAGTACCGCTTCGCTGCTGAAGCTTGTGGAGGGCCTGGTAAGGGCCTGCGTGAGCGTCTGGCCAAGGCTGGCCTTCAGGACTGGCGCGCTGACTTCGCGCTGATAGAGCACGGATTGCTGATCGAATGCGAGGGCGGCGGTTGGGCTGGGGGTAGACACACCCGCGGCGCCGGCTTCGCTGCCGACCTCAAGAAATACGACGCCGCTGCCCGCCTTGGGTGGCGCGTCTACCGCTGCGACCCCGCCATGATCAAGAGCGGGCGCGCAATCGAGACAATCCGAATTCTGATACAGCAGGGGGAAGCAGCATGAAAGACCTAAGCACCGAGTACCTGCTGAGCCAATGGGGCATCTGGGTCCGCTGCCAGACCGGCCTGCCACGCTACGTCTCCCCGTCCTATGCCCTGATGCGCGACAAGATGGGTGACACTGGCGGGGAGGTTCCTCAGATCCAGGAGGAGACGGCCATGATGATTGACCGTCTGGTTTGCCGGATGGCTGCTCGCTACCACGAAGCAGCCTATGCACTGTTCCTCTGGTATCGCCACAGCATGACTAGCTATCGCCAGTTGGGCCGCGCTATGGGCGTTCACCACAACAAAGCAGAGATGTTCCTGACTGCTGGCATTGCCTGGGTAGACGCGATGCTTTGCAGTTATGCTGAGGCCGCTTAAATTTACATGTAAAAGGACTAGACGTGGCGCCAGTTGTATGTGAGTATTCCCACAGATTGCGGTTTTACCGCTTCACTTGCTAGCAAGGTCGACTGTCTGGTGATGTCGCGAGTCTCATAAGCTCGTTCAGCATGGTTCGATTCCATGCCTTGCTACCACATTCAAGAGCCCTGACTTCGGTCGGGGCTTTTTGTTATGCGCAAACGGTTGATGAGGGCTCACCACCCAGCGCACCCATCGTGCTCTCCCGCAGGGCACCCACACCGAAGGAGGTGTGGGGTGAATGCGGCGCAGGGCATCAGCCCTGCTGATTCTGTATGTAAGCCTTGATCACATCCAGCGAAGCGCCACCACACGACGAGACAAAGTAAGCCCGGCTCCAGAGTACCGGCTTTGAATATGCTCCCGCCAGATCAGCAAACTCTTGACGCAGGCGGCGTGATGTAACGGCTTTCAGTGAGTTGATCAGCTTGGACAATTGCACGGTCGGCGGGTAATTCACCAATAGATGAACGTGATCCGCTTCGCCGTTGCATTCTTCGAGCGTTGCATCGGCCTCATGGCAGACCTGGCGGGCGGCAACAGCAAAGGACTGGTGATGCAGATCAGCCAATATCTTGCGCCGGTATTTGGTCACGAAAACTATATGGGCATGGAGCAAATACGCCGCATGGCGGCTTTTTTTGTACTGCACACTGATTACCTATTTGTGGTTATGCATTAGAATATACGCGCATCCTAGAGGAACGCACTGATAACATGATCATCCGCCAGGGCTTCAAATACCGACTGGACACCAGCGAGGCGCAGAGCGCCCGCTTGCGTGTGCTGTGCGGTCACGCCCGGTTCGTTTGGAACCACGCCCTGGCGCAGTGCAATGAGGCGCTGGCCACCGAAGGTCAGTATGTGCCGCGCTACGAAACCATGGCCAAGTGGGTCACCGCCTGGAAGCGCAGCCCAGATACCGAGTGGCTGAAAGACGCCTACACCGACAACTTGCAGCAAAAGCTCAAAGACCTCGACACCGCCTGGCAGCGTTACTTCAAGAAGGTCGCCGACGCCGGCAGGCCGCAATTCAAGAAGAAAGGGCGATGCCGCGACAGCGTGCGCTTCGTCAATTTCGCCAAATACTGCGCCGTGGACGGCAATCGGGTAAAACTCCCAGCCGGCATCGGCTGGGTCAAGTTCCGCCAGTCCCGCGCCATCCTGGGCGAAGTGAAGAACTGCACCGTGGGGTTTGATGCGGGTCACTGGTTTATCAGCTTCCAGACCGAGCGCGAAGTTGAAATCCCGCTGCCAAAAGCAACAGGCGCTGTCGGCATCGACATGGGCATTCAGCGCTTTGTCACCCTCTCCGATGGAACCTATTGCGAGCCGCTGCACAGCTTCAAACGCCACCAGGAACAGCTGGCGAAAGCCCAACGGCAAATGAGCCGCAAAACCAAATTCAGCAACAACTGGAAGAAGGCCAAGGCCCGCGTCCAGCGCATCAATCACCGTATCGCCAACGTGCGCCGCGATTACCTGCACAAGGCTTCAACGACCATCAGCAAAAAACACGCGATGGTCTGTATCGAAGACTTGCAGGTCAGCAACATGAGCGCATCTGCTGCCGGTACGGCTGAGCAACCAGGCCGCAATGTGAAAGCCAAGTCCGGCCTTAACAAAGCGATCCTGGACCAGGGATGGTATGAGTTTCGCCGCCAGCTGGATTACAAGCTGGCCTGGAACGGTGGCTGGCTGATTGCAGTACCCGCCCACAACACCAGCCGCACCTGTCCGTGCTGTGGTCACGTCAGCGCAGACAACCGCAAGACCCAGGCACAGTTCCTGTGCGTGCAGTGCGGCTATGCGAACAACGCTGACGTGGTGGGCGCAATCAACGTGCTTCGCCGTGGTGAGGCACACCTGAGCAACGAAGGGCTGGACGTAGCCCGGTTAGCCTGTGAAGTGAACGGCGCTGTCAGGCCGTCAGCAGCAGGAACCTGTTAGCCGAGCAATCGGCTAACGCCTGTAAAGGAATCCCCCTCCTGAGCGGACACCGCGAAGGTGGGGGAGGATGTCAAGCCTCTGACCATTTGGAGAAACACCTCAACATGGTCATGCACAAATCGCGCGGATATTCATTCGCACCGCATTGCGCACTAAGGTGCAAAGCCGCGGCAGCTTACGCGGCCTAACGTGCAATGCAGTGCAACCCAATTGCAAGCGAATGCCCGGGCTGACGGGCTAAGCGGTACATAAGTCGAGTTGGAAAGCGCGCCAACACGCGGGGTTTCCGGCATTAAACAGACCGGCACCAGTCGACCCATGTCTGAGATCAGCACAGACCGCTTGCAACCTATTCCGGCCCCATACCTTTGACTGCTTCCTGGCACCCAGCGGATAGCGACAGGCATGTGAGGCCGGACCTATTCGTAAACACCCAGGACATTCCCTATGGCTGAACCGACTTCTACCGGTATCGCAGTTGCCGGCGCGTTCGGGGCAGGCATTGCCGGCGTGCTCGCTGGAGTGGATAGCGCTGCTGCTGTCGGCTCGCTGTGTGGCTCGGTGATCTACTTCATCAGCTCCAAAGAACTGCAGATGCCCGAGAGGCTGGCCTACTTCCTGGTCTCGTTCGTGATGGGTTACCTACTGGCGCCCGCGATCACTGGTATCGAAGCATGGGGCATCAAGCCATTCACAATGCCAGCGCCTGCAGCATTCGGCGCATCGCTGATGGTGGTAACGATCTCCCTAGCAGCCCTAAAGCGCAAAGGGCGCTCGCCCATCGATGGTGGCTTAGATGGCTAACTCTATGACCTACGCAACCCTGATCCTCTGCCTGGTGATGTTCGTTCGCCTGTTCACCTACCAGAGAGGCGATGCCCAGTTCCGGCGTGACGTATCAATCATGGCTGCGCTCATCATGGCGTGCTGCGGTGCGACTGCGATCTACATCGTGGCCGGCGATCTGCGCATTCCCTATCAGGCGTGGCCGCTGGTCCTGCTACTGGCCGTCCTCGCTGCCTCGCTAATGCGCTGCGGCGGGAACATGAGCAAGGTGCTACGTCACCCCATCGAATGGGATGGGCACGAACGCAGGCGCCGACAGTGAAACGCCTCCACGCCATCCTGATCTTCACCTACCTCGCAGCATGTATCGCTGTGATGATCGGGAAAGAGGTGTGGATCTACTCACGCAAGAGGAAACGCAATGGCATGCGCCGGATGTGAACGCCGCCGTGAGTGGCTGAAGAAGTGGGCACAGATTGCTTGGGAGAGATCGCGTGGAATCGTTACTGACCCAGATGCTGGAAGAGCAGCGCAAGACGAACCAGCTGCTGCTGATGCTGGTGGAAGCACTGAGCGAAGAGACTGAGCAGGATGAAGAGCCGAGTACCTACATGGATGGCTCAAGGGTGAGCTGATGGCCAAGCTTAAGATGCACAAGCCGCATCAACTCAAGATGGCTGACATCCAGCCAGTCAAGGTGGCAGTGGTGGCTGATAGGCGCATCACTGGGCGCAGGCTGCAAGCTCGTCGCTATGCGGTATGGCTGCGTGATCCAACTTGCGCGATGTGCGGCCGAGTCGTCGCCTATCCATCAGGCTTCGAGCTCGACCACGTGGTGCCGCTCTTCATGGGTGGCGAGGACGTGGAAGAGAACTGCCAGGTGCTTTGCGTGCACGTCGAGATGATCGATGGCCAGCGAGTCAAGACTGGATGCCACGTCAGCAAGAGCGCGCTGGAGCAGTAGGCGCCCGCCCTACTCCGGGGGGGGGGTGGGTGAAAAGTCCAGAAGGTTCCGATACAGGAAACCGCGCCCTCTCCCATTCGTAGATTTTTCATCCGTTAACCGAGGTTGTTAACAATGGCGTTAACTGAACAGAAGCGCCGGTATGCTGCTGCGCGGCTGTCCGGTGTGTCAAAAAAGCAGGCCGCAATTGACGCCGGCTGCCCCGAAAAGACCGCAGCCCAAGCCGCGACCCGTCTGGAGAAAGATCCAGACGTTCAGGCCGCAATGGGCCGCTCGGTTGTCGTGGCGCAGCAGCGCAAGAACGAGCCGAAGATTGACCCAGATCCGCACATCCCTGCACAGGCCGGCGATCCGCTGGAATTCATGCGCCAGATGATGAACGACCTCGAAGCTGAGCCGAAGCTGCGCCTCGACGCCGCTAAGGCCCTCGCGGCATTCACCGTTGCCAAGCCGGGCGAGCAGGGCAAGAAAGATCAGAAGGCCGACGCCGCCAAGAAGGCATCGGCAGGACGTTTCGGGAAAAGCGCCCCGCCGAGGCTGGCCGTCGACAA